CCCATGCAATCAACATTTCTTCAATCATACTTTCTTCGTCCACATCGCGTACTTTCGTAACATACAGCCGAAGTTGCTTAGTCGCACGATCTTCGGGTTCCTGATGAAGCGCAAGCACAACGTCAGGATTGATCACCCACTCCTTACCATATCTGACTCCCCACATATTAATTTTTGGACCTTTTTTACCCCGACTTACTCGTCCTTTGTCATTTGAATCTCCAAATTGGGTAGTCACCACCCAAGGAATATTACTAAGCTCCGCGTATCGTTGTAAGTCGTTGACTACAGATACTGTACCCTCCCAACCACTTTTAGTTTTTCCGGACGGTGAAAATCTGTAACCTCCATCAATCACTACCATTGCGGGTTTCTTGTGGTTAACTAACGACATCACATCAGTAACCGTCTCTACTTGCTGCTTGTCAGCTACCCATAGCTCGCCAGGAGTTGTGTCAGCCTTAATGGCTGTTTCCCATCTATCTCGGGTTGTAGGGTCCATGTCAGCATTCCTCAATCCCCCGAAAGGTATTTTATACCGAATCGCATCAAGTCTTCGCGCAATTCGAATAGTTGGCATTTCTAAACTAACATATAAGATATCGTAGTTTAAAGTCAAAGCGTGATTAGCCACGATACAAGACCACCAAGTTTTGCCCACATTAGGTTTCGCCATCACTACAGTCAACGTGCCATCCACAAAACCTTGGGTAGCCCCATTTATCTCGTCCCACGGTGACAAAATGCCTTGAGTGGGTAATGCAGACAACTCATCATACTGTGTTATCCGTTCTAGTCCTCCTGACTTTAAACTATGTAAGTTAGCAACCGTTGACGGTACAATTGACGCCTTTGACACAAAGGACGTTAAACGCGCCATCGCCAAATCCGGTGCATGGGCGTCTAAATCCTTTGCCACTCCTTTTAACGCTTGAGTTATTTGAAATGACGTATGCCTATTTTCAATTTGCTCGACAAGATAAGCTATATCTTCAATTTCATCGGGCAAACTAACATCGCACTCTTCGTTTACTGCTAAAGTAGCGGGCCACGACTTCTTACTAAATACATAGTCTTGAACCCATTCGAATGCGTCTAGCGATTTTCCTGGAATTATGTAAGACTTTTGAAATCCTGCATTGTCCAATACGTCAAAATCTTTAGCGTCAAGAACTGCTCGTAGGATTCGCAATCCCAATAAGTCCTCAACTCCACTACTCATTTCGTGTCCCCTGTAAAATCATTCTTATCCATCATCAGTTTATGCAACTCTTCTCTACGTCCACGTATATCAAGTAACATTTTTTGTCGTGCAATCCTGAATTCCGTTTCCTGTGTAGAAAACACAAATTCACCAGTTCCTTTTACTTCTTCGATTATTCTAGTTGACTCCCCCACAGCCATATCAATCATTTCACGTTCTAGAATTCCATACAACTTGTCGCTCTGCTCTGCAAATGTAGGATATCGCTGCTCCAATTCACGAATTACTTGAGCTTCTTCCGCCTCTGTACCCCAACCAATTGCTGACAAATATTCAAATAGGTGTCCTTTCAAATGATGCAGGAACACGCTTTCTTCCATCGGTTCACTAAATAATTGCTCTAAGCTCGGCTTAGGCAGTTCAACGCCTTCATCGCCATCGAAGTTGAAAGATTCGTTCATTTCAGGTGTCCAATCCACTAACTTTTCCTCCAAAAGATTTCCTAAAATCATGCCCTTGAAATCGGACAGGATACAAACTCTCCTGCAATACAGCATACATTGCAGGATAACGCAGTTTTAAATCGGTCAAGACCACATTGCTGGTTAAAATTGTCGGCAACTGTCTATCAATACGATATCTAACTACGTCTTCCACCAAACTTTCGGTATACTTTACTTCTTTTCGTAACTGAAATTCATCAATTACTAAAAGTGAAGTATTACGCAAATCCTCAAACAGCAACTCTCCAGATTCCGGCATCAAATGATTTTCAATTTGTATTCCTGGTAATTCTTTAGCTCTAACCCACCGTCCAAATATCCTAGATCGTGCCGCAGCTTTCAAACAAATAGAAGCCGCCGCCGACTTACCCATTGAGTAGTCACCCCAAATATAAAGACCTTGACCAGCTTGAACATTGGAAATAATGTTCTCGCAATACGTGATCAAGGTTTTCTTATGACTACAATTGTCAGGTATAAGTTTTAGGCGGGCATCCCAATGATTTTGAGGAATCCCAATTATTCGTAATAACTCCGAATTCATTAAAAACCCTCATCTGGTGACTCGCTTGCTTCGGCAGCATTAAATCTGTCAGCTACCGTGGATGTTCGAACACTTTGCCCTAACTGATCGTCCGCATACATTTCTTTGATTGTTTTAAACGTCAAAGTTGCTGACAGCATCCCTACGTTGTATGCACCGATCCAACCCAATCTATTTGTAACTTTATCCCAATTCTTGAATACCCACTCAATCATTGCCATCGCTAAGTTTTCATCATTGTGGCAATACCCAAAAAATCTATTTATCATTCCCATTTCTTTCGGAAATGACTTCTTGCCCGTTTTATTGTCTACTGACATGGGGTATTCAGTTTCAAACACTTGCAAATGTAATTCCTGTGCTCGTGATAGTATCCTGACTCCCGGCACTTTTGAATTTTTCTTTTTTCGTACCAGTGCAAGCGCTTGCATTCGTACCGAAGGTGCTAATTTTGTCACAGCCTGTACTGCTCGTTTTTTACGCCGCTGCTCTGCAATCGCCCGAAGTTTGTCTGCGCTGCTTAACTTTGTAGCAGGGGTTATCGGCAACTTGGGTAATTGTACACGTTTACTCGCCATCCAGCAAGGTTTTTTTAACTTAATTTCCCCCAATAGCCAATATCCGTTTTTGTTGCCTACCCACTTCAACTGCATTAACTTCTTTAGCAGCACTTTAATTTCTTCAACGCCAAGATTCATATCGGTGGCAAGCATTTCAATAGTAAGATTCGAAATCAATGTGCCATCATTTCGAAATGTCTTAACCGGATCTTCTGTACACGATAAAGAATTGTACGCCAATTTACAGTAAACATACCAAACATCAGGTGTAACTTGTGGATCTTCGTTCAACCGCAAAACCTCGATATCCATAAATAGTGCATCTCCATTTGTGCAAGTGCTTGCATGTCTAAAAGAAATAAATCTAGGTTTGGCTCCTTTGGCTCAAGTGATACAAATGTAATGTCATACAATGCTTTTGTCTAGCTCACTAAAAACACTCATTCGCTACGCTCATTCGCGTTTTCTTACGCTCGCAGCCGATGTCCGTTCGCTGCGGCTCACAGCCGCAGCTCTGCGTACATCGACTCCCCCTCCGGGGGAATTATACCAAATACCCAAAAATAGGTCAACTCTTAATTTTCAAGTCTCTTTGGATTTTAATTTGCTTCGTCCAACCCCTCCGTAAATACAAAGACGGAACTTGGAAATTCCAAGTTCCGTCTCTGATTGGAGTCGGTTTTCGCTGCAGTTACCAGCGTATCAGTTTGGAAAACCAGCACAGAGGTGGCCGGGCAATTCAGCCAAAGAACAATCTTAACGCAGCCTCGAACCATAGCGGCATAGTCGATAATCTTGTAACTTCGTTTCTGCTAAATCGGAAGAACTGACACCCACTTCCTATCCCCGTCCGACAACGACTCAAACGTAGTGCAAGTGCTTGCACTATATCAAATTTACAAGATTAAATCCAGGAACTTTGTCCGACTCCTCAATCCCCGGATCATCTGTAAAATGAACTTGTGGATCAAACTCAGTACGAATCATGTCATCCTCATACTCACGATACAGTATTTTATCATATCCATGCTTACCCCACAATGCCGGATTCATGTGAATACCCGTTTTTCCGATGTACTCACTCCTGTTAACTACAGGTGCTAATCTACGCCAACCTCGATAATCCATAGTTAACATTGTCACACCATCTTGACCTGTAGGTGGCCCCGATACATATCGTGTCCTCCACTTATTAAAATCGGCTTGCAGCGGATAATCAGTTATGTCACTGGACACTTCAACATTATCGCTCCACTCTTTAAATCGTTTAAGGATAGCCTTATGCGGTCTTCCTCCGTACAGACCAAACAGGAATTGTTCTTCATACTTATAAATCAAAGGGGAGATATCATCCCAGCACTGCTTAGACATCGAGTAACCCCACCAGTTTGACATTGTAGCTCGTACATAATTAAGGTAGCGCTCTCGTCCCAAATTTGAAAGTTCACACCATTCCCAACCTTGCACAGCTCCTACATCTCCATACCCACATCGATCTGCCCATTCCCAAATATTTTCACACAACTGGATATACTGAGGACTAGGCACTAAATCATCTTCAAACACGTATACTCGATCAAATCCAACGTTATCGAACAGTTGACGCCTCGCATCAATTATGTTTCTACCACATCCATAATGTACAGGGCGCTGCACAATAGCACCCCGAGGAAACGTCTTCTTGAACTCCAACACTTGGTCATCAATTTTGTAATGTTCATGTTCTGCATCGTAGGGTTTATCAATAAAAAGAACAGTAGGCCAGCTAGTGACTGATTTACCATCAACTTTATTTTTTGCAAGCGCTTGCACAACTTTTTTAAAATAATCTGGTCGATTGCACGCAATCAATGCGATTGCAGGAAGGTGTGTGTACATTTTAAGATTGGGTCGATCATCATGCAAATTGAAATAAGGCAAATGGAACCTCGCGCCCACATCTTGGTCGTAGTGTACTGATGGTTTTTTTGGTACGATATTGCCCTTTGCTATTGCTTTTTTCGGACTAGACAGCTCTTTAAGCATGGAATGAAATTGAGGACACTTTAGTTGGAATGACCCCACACCTTTTATTCGACATCTTCCCAAAAATACACCTGTGGGTTTCAACTCCAAACGTGCCCACAAGAAGTCATCGTTAAACAGTGATAACGTCACAAGATCCGACGTTTGGTTGTAATTCAAATCCCAGTCTAACTCCGTATTTAGAATTTGCACCGTATTCGCAAACTCAATTTGAGTAGAGCACCCCGAACCTTCCCACAACGCACCACGTACTATTTTATCCAATGTTGTTGTAATAGTTGCAATATCCATCTCAATCTCCATCATGCTGTGATATTAGTAGTGATTCTTGGATTCGTCATGAACCAAGTTCCTGAAGTCGCTGCAAACTCTACCCAAACATTCGTAGACGTGGGAGAAAAGTTATGAGTAATCGTACCAGATGCTATCAAAGGCAACGACGTACCACCCAAAACCGTTGCATTGTAATTTCTAATTTCAAAACTACCTGGGCCTGTATTTAATGTTAAATCTGCAGTAACTGTATACGTCAACCCCGTAGCCAGATAGAGTGGTTGATATACCTCACCTCCATTCTCAAACGCAAAGTAACCTGAAATTGCATACACATCTGTACTAGAGATAATCCAGTTTACCCCATTAATTCCACAGAGTTCAGGATACACAAATAAGTTATCACTCGCAAACAATGTGCCACCCAACTCTTCAAACGACTCCACTGCTAAACTCATAGTCGTCTTAAACGGATCAGGTGTGTAGTTAACTTTTATATTCGCAACTCTACCTGTGATAGTTCTAGCATCATCGGGTGTCGTAAATCGCACCACATCGTTTAATCTAATACATGGTAAGTATGCAGTTTCTACCGCATACGTATTCCGTTGCATTTTGAATTTTTTAAATTCTCTAATTGCAACAGCCAATGCAGTGTACGGATTCCCTATGTACAAATTGTCAACTTCTTGAGTCACCACTCCAAACTCTATGAGTAAATCTGCATCCGAAAGGGTGACTTCCATCCGATTATTGTCTGATGAGTCAGATGTCTTGTCTGTGTCCGCTTCCCGGAATGCTCCTGGCGGAGTATGTGTCATTGCAGCTAGAATTTGGTCGTGTCGAGTTATTGCTTCCTTTTGACCTTTACCGCTAACCCCCGAATCACTCGTCTCTTCTTTTCCCAAATTCCTGCCAAACACTTTAGCAGCCGTTACAACTTTTACACCTTGAGCAAAACTAACGCCAGTGTCAGGCCGCACTGCAACTGTAGACGACCCTCCGTCTTGTGCGATATCCGTGACTTCATCAAAGTCAGAATCACCAGTAAGCACATAACCAGCATTCTTCAAGTCAGATTTTTTAGCTGACAGATTTTTAAATGCTAACTCGGAGTAGGTTTCCATAACTCCCGGTATGTAGCACTTTTCTTTGGCAATTTCACTGGGTGTTTCAGACTTATTATTGTTTAAAACTTTAGATCCGCATCCCACCGAACCTGACCATCTCCCACGCACAACCATTCGGGATGGGCCTTTTTCTCTACTTCGTGACGACTTTACAGAGATAATACAAGTATCTGGAATAGTTGTGTCTACTGATGAATTATCATCTTTCCATGCTTCAATTGTAAGATTCCCGCCCACCTGTACAAACATGTCAGACTCGCCTGCTTGTGCCAATTTTTGACACTCTGCAAGCATATCAGTGCCTTGTACAATAGTGCCCACACTGGGTGTTGCAGCCATGCTAAAGTTAAGCAACGCTAACGGTACACCTGCGTAAACATTCAAAATATCCAGTATGATGTTTCCTACAGTATCCGAATAGTATTGAGAATTGATCGGATGCTGCTTCAACGTTTCAAAAAATGAACCAAGATTAACCGTAACCATATCGTTATCAATGTTACGATCATCATTCAAGGAAATGATAAGCCCTTTAAACCAAGTTACTGACCCAGACATGCAAGTAGTGTCTGCCCCGGAAGTGGAAGTTACAGTTGCTGTCAAATCCAACTGGAAGGGCGACCATCTAAGGGTCCCTGCGCTGTACTGTTGGGCTTGATTAGTGAGAGTACAACTACCACTTAGCCCTGAGTATATGTCATACGTCACATTCCAGCTAACGAAATCATTGGCAAGGTTTTGTGTAGGGAACGGCATGTTAGACTCCAGCCTTTTTCCATTTGGACCCGCCCGGCGCTTTACACCCGTAACGAGCAGTTTCCTCATAAGCCACTAAATTTACAATGCTACTGTCACCTTCTAATTTACAACCGCAAATGCTACAACGTGGAGGGTCATAAGTTTTATTAGACAGTGGGCATGTAACACAAATCTCTAATCGTGCTTTTATCCGTTCGTCTGTTACACTACGATCTCCACCAATTACTGCTGTTGCAAGTGAATATGCCTTTTTAAACATATCTACTTTGTCACCCAACCGACGAATTAAATCCCCATACATACTTTCGTAACTCATTGTACCCTCAATGCAAGCGCTTGCACTATTTTGTATTGATATAACGTGGGTCGTCTATACGTAACCATTCAAATCCGGGATGATCGTATGCGCCCTCTCCAAACATCCAATCCAATAGCAACCCCAAAGTTCTAGGTGTAGTGAGCAGCTTTTCGTAGGAAACTAAGCACACGGGCAGCTCAGTGCTAACATAGAACTCCAATACTTTTTGCCATTTCTGTAACGCATTATAAAGCAACGGTTCGATTCTGAACTTTGGATTATCCAGTTGCTCGCGCACTCCTTGAGATAAAAAATCTCGTGTGGGGATAATAATAGTAGGATTATGCGTCATGGCCAAATAAGTATCTATTTTACGATAAAATAAATGGTAAGGACTCAAATCATGCGCCTTGAATCCCCACGTTCCCCATTTAGTGTCGTTAAATAATAACTCTACTGGAAAGTTAGGATCTTGACAAATACTAGCAAAATCGCCACTATACTTCTTGGACTCCAAATTTCGAGGATTGTCAAAATCAATGTAAATTCCTAACGCTTCCAGTAAACGCATGATTGCAGTCGTGCCCGCGCGCGGCGCGCCTGTCACTACGAAAGTTCGATCATCAATTTCATAGTCCGGCACGTTACGAAACATTATTCCTGTATTAACGTCCATGTGATCCCTAGTACGTAGGTAAATTTTTTGGCAGCTTCCCGGCGTATCCATACGCCTCTGCATCCGGTGTACACCAGGCTCTGACTTGGGGAATAATGGGATACTGAGTGTAATCTCGTGGAGTAAACACACTATCCCATTCGGGCTGGTCGTCTAGCGAAAATTCTACACCCAATTCACCCAACTCACTATACAAGTCCCCTACACGAATTATGTAATCGGGCACAAAGGTCCCAACATAATCAGTAATCCTTGACCTAAGATATGGCTCCACTCTTTCTTCGACAACGGACTCCACGAAGTATGCCCAACGCCCAGGAATGATGTCTCTATCTCGGAGTGAACTTGCATAAATATCATACAGTCGGCACAGGCGTACATACGGATTTTCCACGACTACTGCTACATCGTAGTGATCATCCTCGTCTTCGGCTTCTTTCCATTTCAAAAATCCATCTGGCTGCTCCATCCCATCTGCATCTTTTAAATTAAGTATGTCCTCTGCACCACACGTTGCGGGTGCGATGAATACTGCAAGCTGCTGTTCGTCAAATACGATCATATTTATTCCTTTTCTGATGAAGTTACTTTGGCAATTAACTCACGAACTCTATGAGTATATGTCAAATTTGATTTGCAATGGGTGTGGCCTTCTTGTTTAATTTCGTCCGCCAATTTTTGATGATTGAGATAAAACTCTATTTTTTCTTTCAACTGTTTGAAGTTGCCGCGTTCATAGCTCACATAATGTACCCCATCTTGGAAGTCCTCCTCCAACCCCAATGTCTTAGGATGAAGTATAAATCCCCCACGACCTGTAATTTCGTAAATTCGGTTACTCCAATAGTAATCACTAGGATGACTGTCACCTACTACAATTTTAATTTTAGATAGGGCTTCATTTAACTCCATTCCTCGGGTTTTTGTATGTTGAATAAAGCGAGAACCATAATTAGATCGAAGCCAACTTAAAAGTAAATAACGAGATCGCTCAGATCCTTCCTCGCCAACAAACCCTACATCATACTGATAACTTGATTTCATCATCGTGGCATGTGGCTCATGGATTCCTTGTCGAAGCACGGAATGATTACAATTTAGCTGATTCCATTCTTCATCATGCCCGCCATCAGTAGTAAACAAATAGTCTGCCCAAAATTGCAAAGGCCGGTCATGGCGTAATCCTCCTAAAAATAAATCCCATTGCCAACATACGGTAATTATACCATTTACTCTACATAAGTCAAGGATTGACTCCACGCCGGGAAAAGCATCTTTGCTGAATAACACAATATCAGGTTTAAACTGTACAATGCGTTCCCATCGTCGTCTAGGACACAAGGAGCAGTCATAAGGCTGACGCAACACCTCAGCACCCGTTTGCTTCAATGCATATTCTACATAAACTTCTGTGGAATAGGAATATCTAAATTTCCCAATATACACTATTTTCATGTCACCGCCCCTGTGCAAGCGCTTGCATTTGAGCAGCTACCATGTGTTCCACCATAGATTGAAAACTCACTTCAGGCTTCCATCCAAATGTAAATCGTGCTTTCTCTGCATCCCCGCATAGATGAGTAACGTCGTTAGCTCTCACAAACTCTTCAGATGTTTGCACATATTTAGTATAGTCTAAATCCAAGTACCCAAATGCGATTTCCAGTAACTCTTCAATGGAATGCTCGATGCCAGTTGCTACGACATAAGAATCCGGTTTATCTTGTTGCATCATCTGCCACATCGCGTTTACATAGTCACCCGCATACCCCCAGTCTCGTGTTGATTCTATGTTACCTAGAATTAACGTGTCTTGACGGTTAGCTTTGATTTTAGCGGCTGCACTACATATTTTTTGAGTAACAAACCCGCTACCTCGACGAGGGCTTTCATGATTGAACAAAATGCCACGACAGACAAATAAATCAAACGCTTGACTGTAGGTTTCCGCAACGTTATGCGCAAACACTTTAGCGCAGGCGTAGGGGCTACATGGTGCAAGTGACGTGTCTTCATCTTGTATTGCCGTTTCCGCATTACCAAACATCTCACTGGATGATGCTTGGTACACTCTCACTTGGTTGCCTGTTCTATTTTGATACTGTAACGCTGCATGAAAAACTGAAGCCGCCCCCAGACCTGTAACATTATAAGTATATGTAGGATGTTTGAATGACAAACCTACGTGACTTTGGGCTGCTAAATTGTAAATTTCATCCGGCGCAACAGTATCTATCACATACTGAATTCCCACAGGATCAGTTAAATCCATGTAATGCATGAATGCATTGTTTTCAGACGAATAACTCAGTTCTCCTGTATTTGGCTTATTCATGGTAGTAGTACCATGAACGATGTAACCTTTACTTTTTAACAACTTGGACAAGTACCAACCATCTTGTCCCGTTACTCCTGTAATCAATGCCACGCTATGCATCTGCTTCCTTCCTACTTGACAATTTACTTCTAGCTACTTCGAATCCTGCAATCCCTAAGCCCACTTCAAAGATTGAGTTCCACTCTGTGGAATCAAATTTATCTGCATTCAAATACAGTATCACCGTCAAAAATACTAAATAAACACTATGCTGGAGAATTGTCCAAATTTTGTGATCTGACGGATACCGCCTCATTTGTAACTCCTTTTACTAAGTTCATGAAGTCATGTCTTTTAGTGGCCCATGATCGTTTCTCCGCCCAACGTCTAACTTCAATACTCTCCTGCCCTAAACCCATAGTCATAACTTCTTTACAAATATTTACAATATCGTTAGGACTTGACAAATGCCAATCCATCGGTCTACTTACTGCCTGACTTATAGACATGGTAGGGATGCGAAACAATGCTGGGTTTTCATTCCACGGAGAGGCGTCCGGAGTGATTACCAACATACCACATGCCATAGCCTCCCACGGCTCTAACCCAATTCCGTCTACAGTATGAGGAGCTATAAGTACATCACCTTGCTGGTACAATTCATTATTGTCTTCCACAGATGGCAAAACAACAACATCCATAGCTTGCTCAGGTATGCGGATATCCACTTGACTGATAACTGTCAGGGGCATCTCCGGCCAAACTTCCAAAGCCTGTCTAACTGCATCCCAGCCTTTACGGCCATGCCAGCCACCGCGACCATTGAGGAATAAAAATCGTTTGCACTCATTACGTTGTACAAATGAAAATCTATCGGTGTCAACCGGCCAAGGAAAATGCACGCAAGGCAAGCCGTCCGCGCTCAAGATATCGTAGCATTGCTTAGTCGGGCAAATAAATAAGTCTACGTCAACCGTCCACTTGCCTCGGGGCGTCCACTCAAGCATAGGGACGCATACGGTACGCTTACCTTGTGCCCGCGCCAGCGGAATAAGATTTGGAAAATAAGGAGTCTCACAGAACAGTAACACATCGCATTGTTCAATTGCTACTTTCAGAGAGTCTGCAAACTTATCATCCAATTTTCGAGCGTTCGACTCAATGGCGGAAGGCCAGTGAGAATGGGTCTTCTTCAACCACAACTCCAAATCGCAGTAGCAATCAAGTTGTCGATTAAGCTCTCCCAATCCGGTGTGACAGTCATAACCTACTAATCCTACTTTTGACATTTTAATTTCCTCCGTGCAAGCGCTTGCACATCAAGCTACTTTTTTCAATATGGTTTGTCGCAATCCTTCCATGTGCATTGCGTAGCCGTGTTTTAATGCGTAGGGAATCACTAAGTCCCCTTTTCCGGGTGACACATCGCAATCATCTATCAACACAATTGAACCAACTGCCATGTGATTTTCACATACTTTAAAACAGTCCAGTGCAAACTGAACACCATCTTCTTTGGACGGATGAGGTCCGTCCAAATACAACAACCCAAATGGCCCTTTTTCCCGATAATCCATCTTCTCCAGATACTCAAACGCATCGGCACAAATGAAGTTGACATTGCTTCGCTCGCCAACCAAAGACTTTGCTGTTGCAATTGCTCGGGCTTCGATGTCAATACAAATAACATCTCTACCTGACTCGGCCCACTTCACAGTGGAATGCCCGTCAGACCTGGCAGCAACTGGACGAATATCTCTGATCGCCCCAATTTCCACGATAGGCCCCCACTCCGGCATCGCCTCTAACGCTTCTTTAAACAAAAATTTGTCCCATCGTGCTTCACTCATGCGTAGTTCCTTAGTAAATGCAGTATCAAGCATACTGAATTTGTCACCTAAACAAAAAAGGACTGATTTTGTATATGTTACACCCAAACTCTTGGATAAGTTTCTGTGAAACTCGCGTCGTATGCTCCTTTATCGACGACAACCATGAAACATACTCCTCCTTACTTTCCTGCATTGGGTGTATATTTTCGTAGTATCCAGCTACCCACGCCTGTCCGTCTACTTCACAACAGTCATGCCCGCATATGAAGATATTTTTGGCTCCAAAATACGCCGCCAAATGAATAGCAGATGTTGCAGTTGAGTGACTAACCACTATTTCGTTAGAATTTTCCTGAATGCATTTTAAGTTAGGACGTTGTTCAGGTTTACTAGGATGATCAAACACATAATAATCCACGTCAAGCGTATTAAGAGGCCCACCGAAGTCGCCAAACACATGCTTAGACAATACAATTTTCGCGTCATTTCGATGCTTCAATATCTCTGCGAATCCCGATGTGTCTTTAGAAACTATGTAATTGCACTTAAAGAACTTACAAATTCTATTGACTCCTACAGTAATTTTATTATCAAAAAAATCGTGTCGAAAATAATTCATGCTAGGACCGGCACAAAGCACATACACGTCTTGTCCAAGCTGATTGTTTTTAAGATCAGTTATAGGGCGTGTCATGTCGCTACCATTTGATTGCGCTGTTGATTTTGTCTAAACACCGTGCCTGCGGTGTGCTGCTTAGTATACTCATTGTCCAATCCATAACCTAGTGCTATTAGATATCTATGCTGTCCGTAGCGTTCTACATATTGACGCTGTTGCCCTCTATGTACTATCCGTTGGTCAAATACAATGGCGTCTGTAGGCTTACTGTGTATACACACTTCCTGTGACCTGTTAGAAAAAGGTTTAACCCATAAACCGTGGTCGTTATCGCTGTGGTCTTGCAAAAGGAAGCACACTTTGAGAATTTTATAGCCCTCGTCCTGAACATTCAGTGTCTGAAAATGTGCGAGTCGAGGAGGGAGCGTGTCGTCGTGCCAGCCAGTCAGTTTATTTTGGTGTAAATCGCTGTGCTCATTAAAAATCCAATCTTCTCCCAAGGCTTCGTCTACGATATTTGTGACACGAGAATCTTTGTGTAAGTTGTTCAATACGCCTAACTCGGGAGTCACACCGGCCCATCCGGGTACAACCTTACCTCCGTCACAGGGAAAATAAGTAGAGGCAATATAATTATCACACAGTTGCCGGAACAGAGGTATTTCGTTTCCTTTTAACACGTGAGGGACAACTGAAAATCCCTCTGACTTGAAAGTATTGCAAACATTACTCATGCTGCGCACCTTTTAATGCAACATTGTGATTTTGAACTAACTTTAATACAAGTTTTTTTTCTTGGTTGAAGTCATGCCCGTAGCCTTTTTCATACACCTTGTTAATGTCGGCAGAAGAGACTATTTTATCATAAGGATTCGGAAGATCATAAATAGACATAAGTTTCTCACAATATCGCGTGTTTGCTACATCATCGAAATAATGATACTTGTCACAATCCAAGTCTCGATTGAAGCCAAATAACGCAACTTTACTAAAATATTCAATAGCAAATAACAAGCCTACAGGGCCATTCGAAGTATCCAAACTTCTACTCGGTATAAAATAATTATCAAAATATTTTCTATTTTCACTGCTTAAAGAATGTCTGTAATCTATATCAAAGTATTTAGTCATTGTAGAATGACCGTGAACGTTAAACTTGTTTGGCCGTAATACCAACTCGTCCTGCTCCATAAAATAGTATGCTTTCCCTCGATAACCTCCAAGCACACGATGCGTAGTTTTTGAGCCTACAAAGTTTTCATACCCTGCTGTTGGAGCCATGTTAAACCTGACGACATAATCATACGAGTCAATACAATTACCGTCTTCCCGGTCAAGAAGCGTAGGGCCGTTAAATACGACAGCGCAACTTTTGTCTTGAAAACAAAAGTGTTGTTCATACTTCTTTGCACCTAAAAATTGTCGTTTTTTTATTGAGTAAATTTCACCACTCCATCACCAAATCCTTTGGCGGCGTATCCATGTGCTGCCAATGTTTTTTCTATTTTTGCGCCTCTCACACCTTGCAATGGTACTGTCTTGTCGTCATGACGATGAAACTCACATATCAAAGTGTGAAATTTTAAAAAGTAGTTGTTAGGGAGTAGACATTCCTCGAACAACTCGTACTCCCCATGTTCGATATCCATAACCAATACATCAAAAGACATGGAATACTTACTCTCTAGCTCCGAAATAGTTGTCTGCTCAACTTGTATTTCTCTACGTGCATGTGTTGAATGCGCAGATCCACCCATAATGTGATCGGGATGGACATAAAACGATCTGCTGCCAACCGCGTTACTTATCAAGCAATTTTCTATCTCAAACAAGCAATCATTTTCATTTCTGACCGCAGTTAATTGCTTTATGAGATAAGGATTTGCCTCGATAACAACATGCTGGCGGCTGTCGGCAAGCAACTTATTGGCAACGCACGATATGATCCCTATGCACCCTCCAATATCCAACACTGATGAGTAAGGATTTAAACCCACTAACGCCTTAGCTTCTGCGGGTTCCCAACTATCAGTTAACATCCTTTTCGTCAACTTAGCATTCAGCAGCCCGTCATCTTCAATTGTAACACTTAGGCCATGAGGCGTATAATGTGCCATACTTACTTCTCCATCTTTATCAAATCTTTCTGAGTATCAACATCCAATACATCGTCAACATCCATAAAATATGTCTCAGAATTGTATAAATTAGTGTTCAACTTTACTAAAGCACTGGGTAAAATAATTGATATGTAATGTGAAATCTCAAAACACTTTCGATAGTCTTGTCGTCTCGAAAAATCATGCTTAATAACTTGTACCCCTTTACCAGCCCCAACATCAAACATCATCAAGTACGGACTTTGCTTAACTTGCTTTTTACACAAAAGACTACTAAGTTGATTGTGTTGAAACAGGTTGACTGCCCGCTCCACATCTCTCCATTCGCGTTGAGGATACGTCAAATAAAGCATCAAAACAGGCTCGTCATCCAACTGGATTTTGGAACAAAACTCCTCCATCATATCTTTCGTGGTCGCTGTATCTGCAGCGGACGCCGATGATCTGGATACGGATTTAAAATTTTGTGCAAGCGCTTGCATTTGGATTACTTGGTCATCCGTAAAAACATGCACTAAACTTCGATACTTTTTAGGTATACTATCAGCAGTGTACTTAAACAACTTCCTATTTTTAAACGGCATTCCTTTTGAATTTCTTCTAGCAGGAATTAGTATTTTCATAATCATTTGCCTTCACGACGCTTAATCCATATCAAATTGAGCAGACGTGCGAACACTGAATGTCTCTTGCTTGAGTGACCAAAAAAAGCACGCTATAGACTTACGCCCCCGCTCATCTTGAATGACGCCAGGAACTCCATGATAGCTGTGCTCTGTGCATTCAAAAATAACAAGCCTGTTAGCCGTGGGAGTAATGCTAACAGACTCACTTCTGCCTTCGTTTTCAAAAATTAAATCCCCACCCCCATCGACATCATGCAGATACAAACACATCGAATACTTACGAGTCCAACCTGTCAATGGGTGAATATTGGAGTCAAGATGACGCTCTAAATACCCATGCTTGGGCACCCAATGCAAACCCGCACCATATCCAGATAAATCAGGAAAAACGTCACTTCCCGTCAATTCAACCAAATCTATGGAGCACATGGAATTAAACAGTAACTTACTTGCCGGTGGCAACCGTTCAATGTCTTTCGTTGCAAACTTTCTGCTCGTATGGGTATCGTACAGATGCCAATGCACCCAGTCCTCACTGGGCCATTCTATTTCAGCCGCTTTTACCAATGACGCTGAAAATGCATCATCTATCACCCAATGCGGGAAAGGACTTTTACTTACTCGCACGTTTCGCCCTTTTAGCATGTAACCATTTGTTAAATTCATCTCGGGGCTGCTCATTTAAATGATACATGCTCCCAACTTCGTCTCCCATCACGCAATACGAATGCTCCACTGGGAAATGATCCGCAGGCCATGATTCCGTACCCCACCAATACTGCCTAAATGGAAAATCTGACATTGGAAAGAGTCGAGCAGACCGAAATGCATAGTAAGTACCAGAAAAATGCCACTTGTACCTAGTACCGAGCATCCTGCCATGCCGACGAAATGAACCTACAAATGTAGCTCCGTCTGACATAGCTTGAACTACTTCTTCCATGTTATCAAGTACCGTGTCATACAGTCTCTCTGTCCACCACTTTATCGCGGTACTCGAAGCCGCGTGTGACTGCATTCCTTTCCCGTGATGACAAAATACAATTTGATTAGGATCATCTGAACCCACCATTTTAACCATTTCTCTATAAGTAACTACTTCACGTAAATTACTTTGATTTTTTGTTGTAATAAATTCCCATCCCGGAAATGCCTCTTTTACAACATCTGCACTATCCGTGGAGTCATCCGTTGCAATCCCCATGATTTTTCTATCATAAAGATGCTCCACTTTTGCAAGTTTATCAATGTGCCATTGCCAATTCCCCTTCACCGGCCACATATGACTCAAGAGCACAGTTTTAGGTTTGGCTGTAAACGGAAAAGGTATTGGCGATCCTTTCACACCCGGCTTAAACTTAGCGGAATACACTTTTGGCTGAGGCCGCTTTTGTTTACCTTTTCCGCATGAACTGCAACCAGCCGCCCGGCTTCGTCGTTTACCTTTATACGGAATTGCGCGAGGCGTAGTGGCGTCAAGTAAAGATTTAGCCGCTGCATCCACAGCGGCGGTTACATCCAACTTCAATTTGATTTCAATTCCTTTAGTTTGTATCTTATCAGGAATCCATCGGGACGCCCAGGGTTTATTTTCAGATATCCACTCTTTTGCCCGTGGAAGCATGTCCTCTACGATGTCGTCAATTTTTTTACGACATTTCTCCACACCCCACTGATTCATTTCATGCGCGAGGTCCAAGCACTCCTGACAATGTGGAATTCCTGCTTTTTCATAAATTCGTAGCAGCTCGGTCCCTGGCCCAAACGCTGCTATTTCCATATTTGGACTGACTGAAACACCGTGAACTATTAGTTGCGGTTGTGCAAGCGCTTGCACAGTATCCACCGCTTCGGATGCTTCTTCAAACAGTGGAGGTAATCCCCAACGCTTTCTATACTTATTTATTTTACCTTCAGGTAAGTCTGCCAACCCGCAACAAATGTTCCATTGGCGACTACCATACTCAAAATCTATACATTCTGGATGCTCCATTTTAAATCTTCATTCTGTTATCGTTAATACATACTCATGGACAGTTACATTGGGATCGAATATACAATTCGTTGGTCCCTCGGTGTTCAACACCAAGCTGGCTTCATAAGGATTACACGTCTCTGAGTCCAAGTCCCACTCTTCGTTATATCCGTCAGTGGTAGACACTGACACCACGCCTCCACTTAGACGTAAACTTAAAATACTATGAACTGTGTTTCCATGCACATCTATCCAAGAATAGTGATGGAATCCAGTGTAACCACAAATGATTTCCCAGTTACCGCCAGGATAGCTAATTTGTTCCCAATACAACAAGCTCATGTCGTTTATAAAGCAAGATTCATACTCAAATCCTGGCTCGCTCCCCGGTGGGTTCCAACCCAGAAGATCGACAACCACCTCGTCAGGGTGCGAGCCACACAGACCACCACACGGTGTCGCTTCCTGGCAACTTAAATCAAATGCACAATCTGTGGCATCAAAACTTGTCCTAACTATTAACCAGCCATAATCTTCATTGGGCGCTGTCGAGGAATTATCAAATTCCCATGTCTGTATGGGTCCACAGCTATCCCACTCCCAATCTCCCAAAGGATACACAGGTGCGGCATCATAGCCATTAAGTATAGTCCTAAGCGAACACACTGATAAAAAACCATGATTGGACCCCAGTGATGTTGTACGTAGTTCTATTTCCAACCCCGATGGTTTAACGTTCCCTAAGTCGTCTAGCTCCTTCCAACTTCTAGTCGTGGCGACCCACACAAATCGTATATCTTTTACCATGACTCCGCCCAGGAAACCAACGGCACACAAATATCTGGGTATACACCTACATCGTTCACAATGCCAACGCCAACAGGTACAAGCTCCTGAACGAATATTCACTCCGATAGTTGGATGCATCGGATCAACCACCAGTGGAAGAATATGTAACTCTTTGATGTCACATCCACACTCACTTAACGAAATGACAGGAAACAGCTCAGGCGTTCGATCACTACAAGTAGTGCCTGGCTCAAACGCTGTCCATAAAAAACACTCACCGTAATAATCTTGAATTAAGTAAATATACTCAAAATTCCCAGCCCCTTTATCATACACCCATCTACCCACCACAAAATTACCATCACACTGAAAACCACCATAATACTGCTCCCACTCAAATTCTCCCATTATCAAACTTCGAGGATCAGCTATAGAACTCCCTGCGTGACGCTTACCACTCACACATAAAAAACGAGGTCCTTGCGTACATTCGCCACAAGATGCAGGTAGCGTGACTAAAGTATCTTCACCGTCTTCAAAACCATCAGGAAAATGACGACGACTAAATGGAATTTTAGCTGTATCCAAGTTACCTAAAGTTATTTTGCCTAAGCAACCATCACTATAACCATCAGCAAATGCGAGTACATTCAGTATTTCAATAGACGGCACACCTAAACAAGTTACCTGAGTATGGTCAATTTCAATTTCTTGATCAATGCCAAGCTCAGGAATACGAATTGTCCAGCGACATTCTAGCTCGTCATACGGCTCAATAATAGTCGAGCCACTTATTCGTTCCCTAGATAAATATACATAAATATCGTAACCTACCACTTCACCAACGTATTGAATACCATGTGTCTCAAGCGCAGGTGTTGGTTCCCCAGCTAGAGGCGAAGCTACACCTCTACAACACTCGTTTGGTGGGTCCGTGTCATTAGGTGTGTACTTGGCCGTTATGAATCTAGGATTACATCTACAACAATGTTGGTCTTCGGGTGATAGGTCGCTATCTTCCAGTGTCCGATACAAACACGGATTACAACAACAGCACGAGTCTTTTAAACCCGTGCGTTTACCCGCTTGATGTTCACTGCAATTAGGATGCAATCTAATTTTGTCAGGACCATTACTTTGGCCCGGAGGAATTCTCAATGTCATTACAGCTCATACTCCTCGGAGCAGCACAAACTGCTCACTATCCATCTACATGCTCCAGCCGCCACCACTTCGTATTGACAGTCTGTCAATAAATCAGCATCATAAGGGTCGATTGGATTATCCATTTTATGCGCCACGCCATGCAGACCGAGTAACAACTCAATAGGCATGTTGAAATAGCAGTACACAGGGTCCCAAATTCTAACTTCATCCCCTATGCTTACGTCAGCTCCAGTACACGATATCTGAGTTACTTCACCTTGTACAAAATCACAGCCCGTCGCATTCATCCCGATAGCGGGTGATACTGAAAGTATTTTAAAATGAATTACATCCCCACCTCCACCAACTGCCTCCCCTTCGACTAAGACTTTTTTAGTTACCTCACAATCGAATTGACCACCGTCATAAATTTGAAAAGTGACTGTCGCTTTTATGTCAAACGCTTGTTCTTCAGTGGCCGAGCAATCCACTTGAAGGTGAGTGTTAGGCTGCTCAGTGATAGTTATGTCCGCGTTCGCTTGTGTGAGAGTCCAAGCCACGCTAAGTACCGTTATTGCATTGCCACCTTCTGTGTTACAATCATGATTAATATTCAATGGGAAAGTACGCCCGCTGTCACTAAGTCTAATTTGGTCTGGCCCTGTCAGTACCAAGTCCACCCCGTAGTAATCACAGTCAGATGTCTCCGTACCTGGCGTATCGTCAGGATCATAGCCCGTCCCCAAAATTCCAGGACACGTCAACTGCAATGATCGCGGCGCAGACAACAGCGAAGCAGCGCCTGCAGCATTGTATGCGGCGACTCGCCAATACAATTTACGATCTTGGCTAACTTCATCAATATAGGTTAAAGTTGCGGACGTGGATGCGGTTCGAATTCCTCGAACAGTCGGTCCAGAGAATGAAGAAGCATCACAAGTCTGAATTACATAAAATGACGCCCCAGACACTGCTCCCCACGAGAGAGTAACATCGGCAGACGCACCTGTCCACAATAGTAACTGTGGACAATACCTAGTTTCGTCCGCTGGAAAAAGTAACTTAGGCGTGTCCAACACAGTGTCGGCTCGCCAAGTTACTGAAGGTTCAGATGCAAAAGCGGCTACAGCTTGACGAATATCTGTCATGATTTAATCCAAGTGCAAGCGCTTGCACGAATTATGTGATGTTAGTCGCATTGATAGTTGTAGTTACGTATACAACTTGGAAAGTACCTGATACATCCATTAATCCCCCATATACATTATCTACGTTAAGCGTAGCCATGCGTACTTCGTATTCCTCGCCCCAATACCCCACAAAGTCATACAAAGTAAGCGCGGCTACGTTATACAAATTATGATATGTCTGAAACTCTTCAGGACACGCGGCTTGCTGTCGCCAACTGAGAACGCCGCCGCCATGCACAATTTGACTGGAAGCGGCAGCTTGAGTGATCACTGCGTTCGCCGTTGGTGTTACGTTGGTACGTTTCTTTGGAATGTATGGTTTGTACCTAAATGACGTTGGTAAGTTCAACGCATTCAAAGTTGCGACTCGAATAGCCATTCTATCTCCTCCTTAGTGCGTAGTCAAGATCAAACTACGTTAAGACCTGCATTTTTCATCGCATCGAACACAACAGCTTCAGCAACTTCTGCGTCGAACGAATTATTGATCGTCACATCTACCTGAGATGTACTCTCAGTGGTGCTAGTTACATTAGTCAACCCGTTTGCACCCAACGGACCTTGACCAACACCCGGCCCATTTGCCGTAAGCACCTGCATCCCAGTATTTCCAAGATTTGCACCCAGAATCCCGGCTTGCATTGCTAATAGTACGTCCAAAATACCTTGCTGAATAAGTTTAGTTTCGTCAAGAATTCGGAATATACCTATATTTTGAGCTTGCGCTTGAGTCACTTCTGGAGGCGCGAATAACTGCTCTACCGCTTGCCCCGCTTCCGCAGTAAGTCCCGCGTCTGTAAGTTTTTTACCCGCCATGAGAGCTTCGATTCGAGCAGATTGCTGCGCTCGTAAAAGTGCTGCTTGCTTTCTCTCATTAGTAGGATCAGCCGCTGCTATTTTAGTCAACCGCTCCACACGCGCTGCCTCAGAAGCTGCCCGTTTTGCCGCTTCACGCGCCCTAGCTTCTTTGATAGCTTCGAGTCGCATTAACGTAAACGTCAACGCTACCATTTCACGCAACGACGTAACTCGCTTTGCCAACGATGCTGCGATCTTATCTTCCAGACTTTCACGTTCATCATCCAACGCTTTAAGTTTTTTCTGTTTTTCTTTTTCGGCGGCTTCTTCCGCTTTTTTAGCTTCTTCGTCCGCAGCTTCTTGAGCAGCCGCTATCTTTGCGTCTTTAATTTCTTCAGCATTTTTCAGCGCTTCCGCTTTTTGTTGTTGACTCGCATTGTCTTCTAGCAAGAATGTCTCTTCGATTCGTTTCTTATCCGCCTCGAACTCAGCATCAGCCGTTAACTGTGCCGCGAGTAGCTTATCGCCCGCTTGTTTAGCTTGTTGAATTTTTTGCTTGTTGAGAATGTCGTCTTGCTTATCCGCTACTTTTTGACGAGCTTCTGCCTCCTGCTCAAGCAATATTGCTTGAGTATTTGCGTTGTCTTGATCGCGTTTAGTTTCCGCATCTGCTAACTCAGCCCTACGCTCTTGCAGCTTGTCCAGGCGCCGCATACTGGCAACCCTCTCCTCGGTAAGTGCCGCTTTTTTTCGTGGGTCTGTCTCGGCGGCCTCTTCGTCCATAAGATCTGACCAAGTAAAGAACTCATCCAGCCGCCTTTGTTTGTTTAACTCTTGTTGCGCCTTTATTTGTTCTTTTTGTGCATCTGCCAAATCCTGGGCTTGTTGCTTGAGTTCGTTAATTTTCTTAACTTCAAGCTCGTATGAGTTTAACCTGGATTCCGCCGCGTCGTTAACAAGGTCAGTCCACTCACTTAATGTCTCATTATACGCCTCCAGCGCCTCTTCACCTTCTTTAAGTATGTCGTTACGTCTCTTTTCAGCTTTTGAAGCAGCATCTAATGCTGCTACATTTTCCTGGAGCACGGAAGCACTGTTAGCTACTAACGTATTATACTGAGCCTGCGCTTCCCCTAATCGTTTCAGCGCTTCCTTTTCCATTTCCAACAAAATATTAAGTTGCGCGTGCTCCAACGTCCCTTCTTCGGCTTTCGCTACTTCGTCTTCCAACGTCTCAATGTGCTCCTCAGTTGTATCTATCAAATCTTGAAGGCTTTGCTCGCCATCGCCATATTCAGCTCTTAAATCCGCTAATCTTTTCAAATCTCTTGCATTCAACTGATCCCGCCGACTCATCAACGACATCATTTCCTCGACATCTTTGACTCGCTTTCGATGCGCTTTATTATCCTCCGCATATGTGTCAATCAGCTCCCGCTGTTTTTCAGCCAATTTTTCAACCGCATCTGCCTGCTTGTCTAGTCTATTTTTAAGCTCCTCACTATCGTAATCAAGAATCCCCATCCAATGCGCAAAATCTATGACAGCATCGACAGCTTCGTTGAGAACGTATGCAAGGCCGACTAATGTCCGTACGATAAGAGTCAGGATTGTGTAGAATATTTCAAACGCAGCAAAAGCAAATCCGGCTGCAAGTGTCAAAAGCCCCTCATTGACGGGCTTCATCACTTCGAACATCTTACGAAGTGCCTCTGCGATTTGGGAAAATATTAATTTGAAATCCTCCCATAAACTAAAGCCGCGCGGGTCAGAATCCGACCATGAGGAGATTAACTTATTCCACTCATTGTGCATTACTATGAGATACCCAATCAGACGGGTGCTTAATTCGCCTATGAAGTCTGTAACCGCTGCAACGAGCGACCCAAACGTCCCCCACGTCGCTCCAAGGTCGTCAATACCTTTCTCCCATGTAGCCATCACCCCTACTACAACAGCTATAACAGCGGCGAGAGTAAGCAATACGGGTAGGAAGTACGCGGCAATGAACGTACCCACAGCCGTCATTGCTGTGCCTAACGCCGCCCACATGCCAGCCATTGCACCCGTGCCTGCTGCCGCAGTTCCTCCAGCAGTCGCGGCTAATGCGGCTATGGCTTCTTGAGACGCACCGGCTGCGAGGGCCAACGCGGCAAGGTCGGTAGTAGCTACACCTGCAGTAGTGGCTAAGGCAGCTAAGGCTGCAGCCGCGCCTTCCGCAGTTAACGCAGTCGCTGCTAACGTGGAGGCAGACGCGGAGGCAGATACCGCCATACTAGCCATTACTACTTGGCCGCCACCCCAGACAACAAACAACATACCTAATGCAATAAGTGTGCCACCTATTACTGCCGTAATTACCGTCAACGCTGCAGCTACCGCCATCAGAGGCTTTACCATATGACTCCATGTAGGATCAGCCATCAGGTCCAAAACTCTCTGCAGCATGTCAGCAGCAGTATCCACGACTGCCCTAATTTGCTTCTTTATCCGATTAAATATTTCCAGTTTAATCGCTTCGAGGCGACTCACAAATACTTTGATGGAGCCATTGAGGTTGTCCCAACGAATGGTTGCTTGTTTCAACCCTTCGCCAAAACTATCGTTAATGGCTTCGCCCATCTTATCAATTTCAGCCGTAGGCAGGTTCATCAGAGCAAGCATAGCGCGACCTGCACGCTCACCGAAAAACTCCATAACATCTGCAGCAGTGACGCCAACCCGTGAAAACTCCTTAATGATGTCAACAATAGAATGCATAGTGGGATCAACCGCCGCAAACGACGATCCATACTTTTCCATCAACTCTGTGGTATCTTCGGTTTTTCGGATAAGTCCCGATAGGATCTGTGCGAGTCCTGTTCCCGCACGACTAGACTTGATACTGTTGTTCGCCAAAAGAGCAAGGGCAATCGCAGATTCTTCAACACTTTGCCCTAAAGTTGCCGCAACGGGAGCAGCGAAACTAAATGCGTTACCTAACTGCTGTACGGTGGTATTCGCGCTCGCTTGTGCCTTTGCAAACACGTCGCTCACCCTTGCAGCATCGGTAGCTTGCAAGGTGTACGCATTTACCATATCAGCAGTAATTTCAGACGCTCGCGCGAGGTCAAGCATACCTGCCCGAGCAAGATTAACTGTGGCCTCCAGTGCTTGGGTCGTTTCGACCGCAGTAAATCCAGCCTGCCCCAGAAATTGAGCAGCAGTGGCGATTTGACTGGCTGTGAAATTAGTAGTTTGACCTAAGCGCATAACTTCATCAGATAGCGCTGCAAACTGCTGTGTAGCGCTCTCGCTTACCCCTTGAAGCTCAGTGACTACAGACACAACTATGTTCATGGTCTGTTCAAAATCACCACCTGTAGTCGCTAAGTCTTTCCACGCAGCAGCGAGCGCTACTGCAAATGCCAGCATAGCTACGCCCACCATCCTCATTTGAGCGCCTACTTGACGTACCATGCTACCCATGTTTATCATGCCTTGCAACGTGGCATTCACTTGGGCTTTAGCTTGCTCTAGCATGGCTTTAGCATGACGATTGTGCGCTTTTTGCACAATTGCTAAAGATTTGAGCCGATCTTTGGTCCTCCTAATCGCCTCGCTCAACGCCTCCATGTGTCTTCGTGATGTGTTGATACCCTCGCTAGGTATCATGCCCTTAGCTGCGAGGCGCACCCGTCGCAGTTGCCTTTGTAACCTAATTAAACGCTTCTCCAGATCATTCTGCGTGCGCCCCGCAGTGGAAGTAACAGAATTACTAACTTCAGCAAACTTAGTACGTACTTTATTCAAGTTACCGAGCAAGCCATCTACCCGTGCCGTAATGTTAAGAATAAGCTCATTAAACACGGGCAACTCCTAGCTATTTTTCATAGTGTCCGGAATATACAGTTTATCCAACGACCCTGGCGCGTCATTTGCACTGTTCGCCGCAGTCACTGTATGTCGTTTGGGCTTCAATGAGTTGAAAAAAGTGTCTACGTCTTCGGGCTTGCCACCATGCTGTGCAAGCGCTTGCACGTTGTATGCTCGCACTGCTTCTACGTAATGCCGCAATCGAATCTGGTAAACTAACTCCTCCAACTTACAATACGGTTGGTCAAGGATTTGAGTCTCTGACCAACCGTATTCATTTGCAAGCATATCGACAATGATACCAACGGAGTCTCCGGGATCTATGTCGCTGTGGGAGTCACTGGATTGCTCAGTTTGAGAAAAAGCCGTTTAAGGCTCTCCCAATTCACAACGTCTTCAGCAGCCTCCACCAAATCCATAAGGTCGGAAACTGTTATATCATCGAAAAACTCAGGGGGCTTATCAGTACACGCCCCCGCGCTTACTTTCACGGCCTCAAAAGTGGCATCATCAGTAAGTAACTCCAAGAACTTCTCAGTGGTCGCCGCTCCCCCTTCGTCACTGGCAAGTTTTGGAAGTATGGTGGCAAGCACGGGTCCAATTCTAAGAACTTTCCGCACGGGGGGATCAAATACTCGGACTTCTTCGCCCTTTACAGTGATTACTTTTGGCTCTTTTACGAAATCAGACATTACGATGCATTCCTTTTTTCATGAATAATATGTCGAAGTTTACTTTGTGAGGCAGTAAACTGCAAAGGGTCAACTAAAGCGTTACCGTTAAGGTACGCATATATTACCTCCTTTACAGCCGATTCGTCCTTGCCAGCAAACATAAACTCGAAGAAAATTTCGTGTGTATTTCCCGCTGGTCGCGGGGTGTCGCTGACAAGGACGACATCGGGCAAACTCCAAAGATATGACGCTAAGTTCAAATCTTTAGTAGAATACTTCCACCCTTTGCTGTCTACTTTTGTCGTCATAATACTTCTGCCCTAAAAGGGGATCAAACAGTGTCAGCGTATGGAATCGACGCAGTGAGATCACCAGAACTCGAAATGTTCGTTAGTGCAGTCAGGTCAACCTGAGCGTACTTCGATCCGAACACGAAATTGAACTTGGCGAAACCGTCACCAGACGCAAGAGCCGCACCCGTGACGTCAGTATCACCGTTGGTGTCCAGATCAGCGCGTTCTGCATCAATCCACTGCTGGATTGCGTCACACACGACGCCCCGGATCAGCCGAGTTTCTGTCAATTTATTGGCAGTATCACCAATAGTGAACCGAACAATATTACCTGAAGGATTGCTTTTGGTAACAGTGAAATCACCAAGACCACCAACACCTGTGTACGAATGACCCATGACGGGTTCCTTTCATCCAAAAAGTAATGACCATAGTGCAAGTGCTTGCACACAAACTTAACTGTCGATGATAGTTCCGAAATTACCAGAACTGTCTTTGAGCACTTCCAGCTCAACTTCGTATTCCACAGGGTTGTCACGAGTCATCGTGTACTCCCGTGTACCCATTGACACGCCTTTGGTAAACGCAAAAGTACGAGTACCGCAGCTAGGTCCAGGCCCCACCAGTGTAATGGATACTTCATCCGTCCAGCAGGAACCATTGTATCCTAGTGTCAACGTGCTTCCTACCAAGTTAGCTGAAGGGAGCATCATCGCTATTCGCATTTGCTCCAAACTAACTTCCAGCAATCGTACCACAACGTGGGTACGCTCCATTGCCCGACCCTTACGGACAATACCATTTGCCTGATCAGCATCGACATCCACAGGGGTACTTTCATACCGAACTGTAGTTCCTCCTCGGGTATAGCCAATGTCTGCCCCATTAAGGGAGACTGTGGCCGCTCCGACGAGGATGTTATTGGCATTTACAGCCATGTTTTACTCCCTCAACAACCAAGATACGGATTTGCGACAACTACTATCACATTTGAATCGTCCCAGTACGTTACATTTTCATTTTCGTTTTTAACTCTTTGCAACCTCCGTTCCCATCGGGTCGATCTGACTGTACATGCACTGTCCGTAAAATCATAAAAACTACGATTAGTAGCACTCACGTCAGAATCGTCAAATAAATATTGTACCCTATCCGCTAACTTAATAGCGTTAATTTCCTTTACTTGAGCCGCTAGTATCTCTATGCTATATTTTTTCCACCCGGTTGCTTCTTTTGCCAATGGCACAGACGCGACCACACGCACGCCAACAAACGGTGGATTCACACTCTCTGGCACAGGTGTTCGAGCAATGTTACTCGCGCCCCCTGCTAAAGTAACTAAACTACCCGCACCTGTATCAGTACGTAGTTTAGTCACAAGTGCGTTAAGGAAATTTACGTCAGACATGCAAATGCCTATTCCTTGAATTGAACTTTAATATTATCAAACAGCAGGCTTTCAACTGACTCCAATGCGGGTGCTATGAATGGATGCTCGGTATTTCCATGCTTTCGAATAGCCTTTGCTACAAATGTTGCTATTCTTGTAGGATCTTGCGCTGGAAATTTAAAAGCTGCCCACGCTTCTAATCTCTGTACTTCATCGGCATTTACAGGCCGAGCTTTAGTTCCTCTTTCCACCCTTTCTGCGTAACCAACTGTAGACAGTAAACTTACAGATCCTTCCCCTGCAGGTTGCGTAATAAAACTATCATGCAACGCTTGCGTAAATACATGTTTCCCTCGCTTCAAATTTTCCTGAATAGCAGGAATTAAAACAGCCGTGATCGATGAAGTAATGTATGTCTGTGCCCGCTTTAACGTTCGCTTCTTAACTTGAGGCAAGCCTATCTTGTTCATCGTATTCGGAGAAATATGCCCAAACAAGTAGTCCCATACAGGTTGATATGTACGATAACCCGTAGACGGCTTGCTCGCGGCTGAAAACTTAACTTCAATGCCAGGTTTAGACATCTTTGTCTGCCTCTTGCTGAACCCAAATAGTCCAGTGATGAAATTTGCCGAATTCATCTTCCTGGGCAGTGACTTTAAAACAACGATAAACTCTGGCCGAATTCAATTTGTTACTGGTTGTTCCTGAAGTCACTCGACAAAAAACATCTCCATCATTGTCCAATCCAGTTTTAGGCTCAACTAAAAGTTTCCAACAATTTTTACCTGAATACCCTAACTCTTTCATTTGAGTTTCGGTATCAAGTAAAGTGGCTCGGCATTTTAATCCACCAAGTATAGCGGATTCAGCATTTTCTTCGAAGCCCCCGGCCCCGTCATCGGTGGTAGTATACCTAAAAAAATCAATCTTGTCAACCAATCCGGCTAACATTTTACCTCCAATGTGCAAGCGCTTGCACTATCAATGGGGTGCGTACACCTGTGGAGTAATGAACATGTCCGGACGAAACAGATACGTATGAAGCATCTGATCCACAGTTACAAAACCAGTGGAATCCGCAGGTCCAATATCTTCACTTTGAGCATATCGAACTCTGTAATCATCCCATCGACGCTCCTCTACTCCAGTTTGTTGTAGTCCCGTTGACCCAGGCAACAAACTCTCAAGCGTCAATAAAATAGTCGCACGGGTGACTAAGGCAGGTACACTAGCATACCCCCACGCTCCCGTAATTTTCAAATTCCTAATCCCCTTCGGCCATTCCGCACCCCCACCAAACATGGCGCGTCTACTTTCAGATCGGTCTGCCCATGTTTTATTGACATACCACATGTCTCTATGGTAATCTGTGGCCGCATTGAATGTGAACAATGTGTTATCTTGTTCGTCCACTTCAAGGATTGCTGAAATAGAAATATTAGGAATGTTCAGCTTGGGATAGAAAAATAAAGTTCGATCCCCCGCACCATCAAGATAGTAAGTCGTGTCTGTTTCATGATAAAAAGATGTCCCAGTATACGTGTTAATTATTACTTCTATGAAATCAATTTCTGCCTCAAGCTCCGCTGTGCTAAACGCACTGAGGTCCACAGCCGAACCTGCAACTTTGTACGCAAGCAGAGCTGCTTCAGTTGTATACGTGGGCATGTCAATTCCTTATTGATGAGCAGCCGCAGACTGTACTTCAAACACCACGACCCCACTCATAGTCAATGAATCAGCAGGGGCATTTGCTAACGCCACTGTAAATGTCTCACCTTCCACAACGATAGGTTCAAACCCAGTTTTAGGAGTGTACGAAAGTCCAACTTGTACATCTTCCGCACTAACGTAAGTAAGTGCGGAAGTGCCCCCACTTACTTGAGTAGTGTTGTTCACTTCCCACCCTGTCGGAGCCGTACCCGTGCGATCACGCCCATTCAGAGCTGCAGGCGTAGCAGATGTGCCGCCTGACCCGCTAGATTGCCCGTTCCAATGACGTTTAATTTTAAACAGCAACTGCTCAGACTCCGAATCACCCGCATCACTGGATTGTGATGCTCGTACCTCATGTATTACATATTGCTTATTCGCAGGCACAGTTACTTCAAACAAGTCTTGAACAGCAGACACAGCTACATCTTCAAAACTAACAGTGTACAAGCCGCCTCGTCCACCCATGCTCATAGCATACCCTTTATCGAAATGACAGTAAACGTGTTACTTAGACTCTTCCTTTTTCAATGTTTCAAGCTCAGTCATTAACCAAGCTAATTTCTCCTCACGAGCTTTTTCAGCATTTTTATCTAGCCTGGATTGAGCCGCTGCTTTAACCGCTTTAGTCCCGAGACCCCCAATTCCACGCTCACTTAGAATTTGGGATATCCAACTACCCGCCTTGTCACTGACCAAGTATACGACGAGTCCTTGGATCACACTACCTCCTGTAATAGCTGCAATAAATCCCATTATGCTGCCTCCTGTAAATCAACTTTGCCATCTTCTTTGCGACGACGATAGTACGCCCGAAATGCCCCTATCAATCCTAGCAAAGCAATAGGGTCAAACGACTTAATATCATGTACTGTGTCTTTCACAAGATCAACTGTTGTTGGAATGTCTTTTTTGAGTGCGAGTGCCCCTTGAACTTTTAAAAATGGATTAGACGATTTAGCTTTTTCAATGTCTTCCCGTAAATCTGTAGCTTGAGCACTCAGCCGAGAACCCAGTTCTAGCTTTGCCTCCTTAGCCGTGCTAACTGCTTCGGCTGCCTCAGACTTAACTGTACCAATATCTGCCCGCAAAGTACGAATAGCTTGAATTTTTTCAAGAAATGATCCGTCCTTTATCGCTGCAATATCTGATTTTAATGTGTCCACAGCTACTCGTAACTCAGTGTCTTCGCCCGTAGCTGGTTCAGATTGAGGCGTAGCTGCGGCATCGTCATTTTCGGGTTTAGGCGGCAAATCAATAGGAAAAGGTGGAGATTGTTTTTGCCCCACCACTACTGCTGCAACCCCATCTAAAATTTGTCCAATGAATCCAATTACGCCTCCTCGTCGAGACGGCAGGTATCCCGTAGTGTATTTGGACGTACCTCGTATCCAAATAACAGGGTACGCCAGTCGTGGCCCATTTTTATCTCGCATCTTCAAAAATTCAGAGTACGTATCTTGATCTGACCACACACCCGCTTTATTTTCAACGACAGTCATATTGAATTGTTTAAAATGCCCCGCACGAATATCGGCTTTAAGGTAATCGCAGTACGGGCAATTTTCAGAGCTAAACACAACCACTTCTCGTTTGGCTACTTTCTTAAACTCTGCTTTTTTCTCACCTTCTTCATAACCTTCTTCTGGGGGAGGTGGCGGTGGCATCCTAGCAGCTTTGATAGCCCGTGTCAATATTGTCTGACCCACAACTAAAGTACCACTTTCTGGACTAGACGCAATCACCACACCTATAACTTGTCCTTGATCGTTAACGAGCGGGCCTCCACTGTCTCCACCCGTAGCGACAAACGACGCAATATTAAAATGCTTACCATCCCCACCTCGTAGTTTACCTTGCTTCCACGCGAACTTCCCTTTAGGATACGCAGGAAGTCGTACAGTCGTCCCCAGATACGGTGGTTCTTTTGCTACTTCAAGTGAAACATGTCGCCCCTTCAACTTAAAAATAGCAATACCATCAGTGAGAATACTATTCTTATCCGTATCCAGCGGGTTCATTTGGACTGTATACACTAACTCAGCCTGCACTCCATTCAATTTTTGCGTTGTGTCCTCATTTCGAATAACATGTAATGCGGTAACAAGCAAATCCTTTTCAACTACGAACGCTGTGCCACCCAAAAATTTAAACACCCCAGGATGTCCGGCCTGAGCTGACACACATAGACATAAAAATACCATCAATGTTTTCATTTGTTTACTCCTTCATTCCAAACTGGCAAGATACTGTGTCATTGCATGATCACGCACCAAGCTAACCTTCGCACCCGTAACAACATTTCTCCAAAATGTGACTAATCTAGTGTACCAACTAGGTCTAATCCAGACTAAGCCCCGATGATCTATGAACACGGGGGTTCCTACGTGTTTGAATCGAACAAAAGTAGGGACACGCGCCACCACATCAGATCGATTAAACACACGAAAATATTTACCTGCTAACTTTAGCTCAAACTGCCTTGCGAATGTCCGATCTCCAACCCGAGGACTCCCAAAAGTCGTAACAAGTTTACAGTTTAGACTGTCTGCTGCCAAAGTAGCTAACGCCCCACCAAGTGAATGTCCAGTAATAAACAAGTTATCTACAGAACTCAACCCAGACAGTAGTTCTTCAATTCGAGGACGTACAGATTCAAATGCTTTAGCGAACCCAGAATGTACCAAAGATGTACCCGAATGCCACACCACTTTACGCATGTCCAAATCAGACAGAACGTCATTCAAATGCGTAGGCTCAGTTCCTCGGAATGCCAGTACAGCATGATTTCCATAATCTTTCAAATAACATTGAGTATCCGTGTCTTTGTCCTCAATCAACGTCCCGATACCGCCATTGTAAGCGGCATTGGCATGTATAGCCAACGAGTGTGCGACTTGCCTACTCCAACCATTTTTATAGCTTGATAACGCGATCATAGGAACCCTTTTCACTTGACTATTCGCCATCACGGTTTCCCGCCTGTTGCTGCTTATTCATGAGTTCCATCAGACGCTGTAGCTGTACGTCTTGACTCTGATCATGTTGTTTTTCGCTCCGACCCGTGAATGTTTCAATCGCCGTGTTGCTGGCAACACTACCGCCCAACAATATCGTGATCAGAAAGCCGATCATCTTCGGATTGGCATACTTCGCTGCCGATTTCAAGTCGTCAAGCTCTGCTACCTGCTGCTCACCCTGCGTCAAGCGTGACTCTAAAATGTCGATGCGCGTTTCCTGTTTGGTAAGTCGTTCCCGAAGTTTGTCCGGGTCCGCTGCAACAGCATCCTTCTCCAACTCACGCACGAATGTTTCCAATTTAGCAACTTTCATAGAAAGCTGCATGATTGCGTTAGTTTTCCCACCACTATTCCAGTCCAAAGTTCCACCGTGATCACTACTTGGCATCCTGCCCCCTACCGTAATTAACTGTAGACGTAAACATGTGCAAGCGCTTGCACTTACCTTCGTTGCTTTTGTTTTTTAAGCATTTGTAGCCGCCGTCGTAATTTACTGCGTGAACCGCTTCCAGGAGTAATGTTCTCCCCCGTTGAATTAGCAGCAACCATAGTCATCGCTGGAACATTAGGCGTTACCGTTATTTCGGTCTCGCCCTCCGACTCCGCCCCATATGGGACTTCACCATACGCTACTTGCCCATACATAAATCACCTATTAAAACGTGCCATTGATGTCTTCCCAGTCCGCGCCAGTCCATCGCCGAAACTGCGGTGTACCCGACGATGAGTTGTCACCATTATCTAAGTAAATGTCGTTCGTAGCCGGACTTGAAGGTGGCGTACCTAGCATGTCCAAGTTAAGCGGCGAAGTAGTTGCAGGATTAGTGGGGGCTAAATAAAGTGTGTCGCCAATTGTCTTATTAGTAAGAGTTTGTGCTAGTGTCAATAGCACTGCCTCAATAGCAGGATACACTAAAAATATGTCTTTCGAACCTGCACCCCAATTTACAGCGGAACCCCCATTGCTACTTGCTGACGTAACTCTAGTCACCGTCGTGCCACTTAAAGTGTATGTACCACTATTGATTTCCCAATTAGTACCATCAGTAACACAGTAATAACAATGTTGTCCATCCCCTACCACCGAGAACGCTTGAAAGCCAGTTTGAGCGCCCCCGAGTGTGTAAGGACCCGTGCCTTCAGTAGTAGTAGTTTCTTTTACTCTATCTTTTTGCACGTATGCCACAATGTCACCTCGATTAAACTCAAAATATTACACATCTACCGCGCCATCAAATTCAAGAGCATACTGCTTCAACAAGTTATAAATAACTGTCTTAGCTTCATCCATCGCAGCAGATACAGCGGGGTCCGCTGTAAGCTCAGAAAAACTAGGTACAGTTTGTGCTGAACTAATAACTTCACCCGTAACTGGGTCGACTACCGCTTTTTTTACATTTTCTTCAGCTTCAATTCTTTTTTCAAGTATTCGAATTGGTCGTTTACTGGCAAGACGCGCTTCTTCGTTTGCCCATAGCCCAATTGTTATTATAAAAGTTTCGTCCAATTCATCGTAAGTAAACGCTACAACTTTAGCATAAGTTTGTAAAGTTTGAGGAGTCACGTCGAAATACGGGTCAACGTAACCATCTTGTGACTTAGACAGCGCCATATCAATCTCCGAGTTGAGCTGGTTTAGATTTCCGTGTACGTAAGTTAGGAATAGACGTGACTTCCGACAATGTAGGCTCGCCCGACATCAGAGGATTTTTCAACCACTCTCTATAGCGACTAGCGTTGTCTACATGTCTCGCTAACACTTTATTCCTAACTTCTTCCGAATGAGCTTGCGCTCTATCTTCCTTATCTTCCCACGAATCTACCGGCGTGGACTGCATTTCTTCAACTAACTCAACCTCTTCCCCAAATACCTGTTTATACAATTTTTCCAACACTAACATGGCTAAACCCATGTCACACGTAGTCCTTATGCCCGTGAACATGTTGTCTGTCGCGGCTGCCCACGTTTGCAGCAAAGGCACAACTCCCAAGTCTACAGCTTTGTCTGTATGGGACAACATGATCTCTGCCGGGTGGGGAGTCAACTGGGTATACATACCCATCTCGTCCACAGCAAACAACTCAGCGGACCCGAAGTCTTCTTTAGCATAGATAGCACATGAACTACCAGACGGTGTTACATCTACTGCCGATTCTCCAAACACAACACCTAAGTCTCCCGTGGACGGAGAAGTGAGTCCAGTACCCACACCAATGAATCCGTCTACCACGGCTTTTTGGGCTGGATCAGTGTCGCCTACACCCAAAGCCCCTCCCAAGTAAACTCGGGCAGTACCACTGTAATCACTCTGATAAATACCCCATGCGTCAGTGACCCAGCTTTGCTCTTGCCGATTGATCAGCAAACCATAGTTGTTTGTAATTGTACCTGTAGACGTTCTACTGATTGCGGCAATATTAATACCAGAAGTATTAGACATGACTCCTGTGCCACGATGACGCACGCCTCCGTAAACACCGTCAACCGCACCTGTCACGTTAGTAGTAACGCCAGACGTGGTTCCAGCTTGAAAATGAATACCTCGCAATGTCGCTGCAGTTTGAGAGCTATGATCAAACCGCGCTGTAAAACTCAAGGCCGCATACGTATTCGATGCCGTGTCCGTGACATCGTAAACTAAACCTAAACCTTGACCCGTAACAAGTACAGACTCTACGTCACCCACCGCAAGTATTGAACTACTTGGCGTACCTACGCCTCCGATACCTGCGGTAGCCGTAGCGATCAAATCACTCCGAGTAAATGGATCACCTGCTTGCGATGCGGGAAGCACCAAAAATACATCTTTACTGCCCGCACCCCAATCTACAGCAGCCCCACCATTTGAACTATCATGAATTGAATCTCGACTTAAAGTTGTACCACTCGTAGTATACGTACCTCGTACAATTTCCCAATCTGTACCGTCTGTTACACCGTAATCGCACGTATTAGTGTTACCCACGACGCTAAACGCTTGAAATCCCGTCTCCGCGCCTGCAAGTGTGTACGTACCCGTACCTGTTGTGGTCGTGGTTTCTTTAACTCTATCTTTTGTAATGTAAGCCACGTTATGTCACCTCATCAAGATATTGTAATGATACCACCCGCAGGCCAACTATTTTTAAAGTTAGAACCGTTTGGAGCAGTAGCTACAGAGTACGGACACCATGCCAAAGGTATGTGATCCGAGTCAGTCGTCACAAACTTAAACAGCAACGCCCCTTCGACAGAATGAGTACCCGCAGACAAAGATACCCAAGTTACGTCACTAGCATGGAACGTCACTTCATCGTCCGCTGTACTTGCCGCGAGGGACTTGGACGACAACACTTTTCTGGAATAACCTGAACCATCAAACTCCACTCCTGCCACACCCGCTCCGCTATTCATGTCAGAGAGCGTATTCGGATCTTCAGCAGTGTCCCCAGGATCATATGCACCATTACTGGCAACGAGTAGGACGCGAATATCGTCATTTCGCAAATCAATTTCTTTTTTAGCCAAATCATGCATTGCTACAAGATATACACGATGTGCCATTTATACGCTCCTAACTTATCGCAATTAATTCGAAGCCTTTGCACTATTCGTAAGCTGTTGCAAAGACTGTTCAATTTTATCCAGCCGCGTGTCTGCGGATACCCTATCCGATGTAACCGCTACTGTTATGAGTGGCGAAAAGATAGCCAAAATCAAACCCGCAACTATACCAAGAAACCACTTTCGATTGGCATCACGATCACTTGCCTGCTGCTCCATCAACTTTTCCATATCCTCAATCCTTACTAGGATGCCTCGGGTTCGACCCTTGCCGGATAAGTGTGATTCGTGTTCCTGTACTACTTCTAAGGCGTGTAAAAGTTTCTGATTTACGTCCTTACACTTAGACTCAAGTTTACCAATACGTTCAAAGTCAAATTCCACGATTAGCAACCTTTTCCAAACCGTGCCCTCACGAAAGGGTAATTTAAACTTACTTAGATAGCAATATTTCTCGGATTGCTCGAATTGTTTCATTCACTTGACTAGAAATTTCGTATGTACCATGTTCGGTGTGCAAAGACAAACGATCAGTGTAATCCAAGTAAGGTGGTTGTGGAGTTAAGGACGTTGATAGCACAGGTGCATAATTATTATCCACCAACCCCGCCAAAACCACATCAGGTACTCGTAAAGTACATGTCATTTCCGACGTACAAGGTGCCCCATTCAGCGTGTGCGATCTATGCAAATGCAAGCGCTTGCACACCACTTCCGGGGTCCAACGGGCTTGTACCTCAATAGCTTGTGGGTCATCCAGTCTCAAACTCCTACTCGGCACTTCCCCTTCCAAATAAACGTGATGCCCACACAAGTTAGGATACCGTGCAACTACTTGATCCGGATGTGTATTCACAAAAAATACGTCGCCTCGCACCCCCAAAATTCCTGCAATATGTGCGAAACCTGAATCATTCCCGTAGAACTTAGAACACTTACGTACTAGCTCCATCTGATCCACTAAGCAATTGCTAGTATCCCACGCACATGCCATGCGTTTACCTGACATCCCAAAGTCGCCCATCGTGCCTAACCACCAAACAAAGTTACCTTCCGCTATTACTGACGCTGCTATTTCTTCCCACGTAGCTTCGGGTAACTTACGATTCGGATTACTACTTCCCGCGTGAATGCACACGTACTTACCTACGCTTGGGTATACATTATCCGCTGACTCAAAAGATTGCACAGGCTTAGAAGGCAAATTTACTTGTAAGTAATCCGCCGTACACTTGTAATACTCTTTGGATGTTATTTGTCGTGCTGTAGCAAATAACATGGGGCAGTTTAACACGCCCCCGTAACTTCTACGGACTTGTGCTCTATTTAACGACGTTGCCGGTTTTACAGTGTCAATGCCTTTAACTTTATGCATCAAAGACATTTGATTTTCTCGTACATACAAGTGTACGTGTTTCTTGCTGTGCGCGAGTACCTGCGCTACTATTAAAGCATCCCCAATCCCGCCTACAATTCGTACCGCCGTGGGCCTAGAATCTGCACTCCAACTTTCGACCAACGCTTCCGCTCGATCTATGTCATTGTGTATGGAAATTCCAGGTAAATCCATTTTAACCTCAAAAAACAAAAAATTAAGTTAGAAAAAGGGGAGCCAACCTCATGTCAGCTCCCCTTTGGATGCACGCCTGCGATCACGGCCTCATGCTACGATTGAGTGCAAGCGCTTGCACTGATCACCCCCTCTCAAGGGTAAAATTCGATCTTACGTATAATCCGTGCCAGACATAGCAACATTTTTAGCAAGGACGACAAGATCCGGATTTTCAACTTCGTAATCCACTTTGTAATGGATAGTAGCTTCCCACATATCCTGACGCGGACGACGTTCAAATTCAATCGTGATTTCACGACGAATGAAGTAGATCAGGTTTTCAAACGGTGTCAGCCAAATTTGGCTACCGTCTGTACCTGCGGAACCCCAAGACAGGTCTTCCGGCATGAGCGGAACTTCAAGCATGTCGATGCCCCAAGGTCCGGGAACCATTCCCGTCGCCAGCGCGCTGTCACCACCGTCTGTGGCACGATTCGACCATTCCAACGCCCACTTATCCACAGGCCCACTGGGTGCAATCCAGCGATACAGAGGCTTGGCTGCTCGATAACGAGACGGGATAGCCCGTTTCATTTCGTAATACAGCGCTTTCGACGGAGCTTTGCCTGCCGCATCAATCTGCTGTGCCGCCGGAACTTCAGCAAGGAGAATCTTGTTGAAGCCGTCATTCACACCAAGCAGATTGTTTGATGCGGTTTGATCGTCACCGACAGTCAAACTATCGTCACCTTCGATAGCTGCCATTTCGCTATCAATTGCCATACGCTTAGTGAACATACCGAGAACTTTGTCTCGGATTGCTTCACGTTCAAGATTCTGCTCAAGAAAATCAGTACGCAGATCAAACGCCGAACGATATTTAATCATATCGTATGTGACAACCGATTCAGTAGGTACAGAAGTGCTGGCTGTGGAAGTAGCACTTGCACCTTCGGTAACGATTGTACCAAGGTCGAGTTTATTAATTTCGCCCTTGTCGTTATCTTTGCGTTCACGCCGAATACGCTTCAGCAGAACCGATTCATCCACCAGAAGATCGATAAAACGGTCAGACTGTTCACGATTCAGTACACTGTTTGGCAGCGAAGTTGTGTCGATTGCTGCCTTGCTGACATCTTCGAAAGGAAGAGGAATTGAAAGTCCCATTACGGATTGCTCCTGAAATTCAGTTTGAAATTGAAGGAAAAACAGTTTGATTAGCCATTGATGCCGAAGAACGAATTAAACACGCTATTCGGACTACCATCCGTAGGAGCAGGTGTAGCTTGTGAGCTTTCCTCCCTATGTGGATGAGACGGGGTAGCCTGTGCAACGCTTTTCGAAACTGTTTCAAGCTGCTTTTGCACATCTGCCAATTGCTTGGCAACTTCTTGAGATTTTTCAATTTCAAGTTCAGCCGGAGTAGGTGCAGGCGGAGTTTCTGGCTCCACGACACTTTTTTCTTTAAGCGTAGCAACTGTACCTGCCAGCTCTTTCAAAGTGTCGGTCATTGTGGAAAGAATAGGATTAATATTCTCCATCACTTTAGTTACTGCATCGTCAACCAGCTCTGTTGCACTTTTTTCAGTACCTTCAACATTCTCAGCTTCCACTGAAGTCTCCTCCGCATCGCTCGAACCTTCAGGGACTTCAGGAGTCTCTGGGGTCTCTGTAGTGGCTTTCGGATCTTCAACAGGTGGTGCAGTGGCCTCGGGGGCTACCGCAGTCGCAGCAGAGTCATTCATGTCCGCGTCCTTTTCGGTCTCTTGGGAAATAACGTTAGCAAACTGAGCAAGAAGGTCTCCATCAACTGTAGACATTGCGGGAGGCTCCTGCACAAGCAAGCTCACCCCATCGGCCATTTTGACAACCTGAAGGCCCTCCGACATAGAAGTACCTTCACAATATGCATAATAATTTTCATTGTCTTCAGCTACCACACACTCCCCCAATACACGCTGTGCAAGCGCTTGCACGCCCATTCGATCCTGACAATGTTGCTTTGCAAAGCACATTGAGTGGACCGCATCTTTTACAACATGAAAAGAAGAATGAGGGTTATTAGGAACTGTCACCAGCGACACTTCCCACATATCAATGTACTCGTAACCTTTGAACGTCTGCTGACGCTTAGGGTCATACGAATAATTGGGAACCGACTTTCCCCGCCAAGAGAATGAAGAAAGTTTACCTTCCTCCACCATCTTTACTACATCCTGGTCTGTTACGTGTATAAAAGCGTATACACCTTCAGTCCCTTGAATCAAACCTGGATAAGCGCTTTTGGGCACTCGATCAATTTCTTTACGAGCATCCACGTCCCAAATAGCGTTCACGCCTTTTTCGTCACTACGTTTAATTTTTACACGGTGAATACTTTTTACCGTGCCTACCCCAACTCGGTTTCCTTGTCGATCTGTCCAAAGAGAATGGTTAACGAGCACTTGAGGATTAGACATAAACTGATCAAGATCAAACGCTTCAGGTTTGATCAAGTCACCGTCCCTATCTGGGGCTTGCACGCTAACAAACCCTTTGATCATTATACCTTCAGCGTTAGCAGGTGCGGCTACGCGAAAACGCTCCGCTGAAGGTTGATATTTGACCGCCGCTGTAGGTGCAGATGGGGCAACCATGAATCGATATCCTCCTTATTAACAAATGTGGACGAATTCTACCAAATGTACATATCTTGTCAAGTCATCTCGGAAGTATTTTGTGAAAATCTTTCAATCACATCTTGAGCACTGTTACCAGGCCCCAACTCATTTGGGTCTTCGGCTACTTGATCCCCTCCACGTTGATCATCTTGCTCAAACGACGTTAATGTTTGAATTTCATCTACAAACATAATGCCTCGGTTAGTTTTGATATATGGACGATCCCCTCCTTGAATTGGGGACAACCCCATATCTCGTCGAACATCATTGATACTCAGCACACCTCGATCCATTAATTGAGTATTGATACGCATCGCGGCTTCTTTGTCCCGCGTGTCCAATTCATCGAATTTAAGCTCCACTGTAGTAATGCCCAAACCCAGACGAAACACTCGATTTAATAAGTCAGCCCACAGTTTTTGACCAGGACTAACCACCCGATCTTTGTAGATTTCAGCCTGTGCAAGACCTTTACCCGAACCCATCCCCGATGCGTCTGCAAACGTGGCTACCGACGTGGGCACACCATGTGAAATCCGAATATTTTCATTGTTATCTTGAGCTGTCCGACGAAACCACCCGTCTGCTGGATCACTATCCAACTTTTCAAATTTAACTTCAATACTACCACGCCCCGAAGGAATTGGTAACACCAAAGTTTTATGCGCGCGGCCTCGAACATGCGTACTAAAGTAGTCCAAAATTGTCTTTTTTACTTCTGGACTCAGCTTTGCACCTTTAATTACGACGACGTATCGAGGTACAGTATTGTGATCAAAAAACTGCAATAGGTACTCACGAATTTTAGCATTCGCTAGTATATCAGAAGTAGCTGGAATATTGTCAGACATCCCATAATAAATAGTTGTAGGATGATGTCTAGGAATCCAAATAACTTCATTAGCCGACTCTCTGAAATCATCAGTAGGCTCTCCAGTTTTATAGTTTAGCATGTGCCACTTGGCATTATTAGACGTAAGTTCCCCATCTTCTTCGGGTTCATATGGCTCAGGCTTATTTGTTAGAGCGCTAACCCGCGTAGACGATACCACTTTAGTACCAAAAGGCTGATAATAGCATTTACTTCCATCTGGACCTGTTTCAACAAAACCTCGCCAGCCTCGAATGACTTTCAGACGATCTGCCGGAATGTGATCAAGTTTTACAACTTTCATATCCATAGATCGAATAACTTCAAGCGCCGCCCAACCTACACCTTCATAATCTTGCGCGGCTTTAAACAGCGCTGATTCCGTCCCAATTACTTCATTCGCGTGTCCTAAGAAATGTGTTACTTCTTTATGATCCTGTGGATACGTGTCCGGAATGCTATTTTTAGCATCTTCTTCGTCATACTCTTTTGTCAACATTTCTTCCATTATAGGCATCAACCGATACCCTCGTCCAACGTAATCAGTAGCCTTGACTCGCACGCACTGATGTACAACTTCATTAAGTTGCAAAAACTTTAGCATCAGCTCAGGCGAGTATGGAGGAGGTACTACTTTTTCTTCATGCGCACCCACTTCCACAAGTTGAGTAGACCCATCCACAAACTTACGCACATCTATGACCTTGTGCGCCTCTTCCTCAATTTCAGATGATTCAAAGCCTTGCATACTAACTGCGTTAACTATACTCTTTTTAACAGAATCACCGGACACAATGTCAGGAGTGCCATCAACGTCAGTAATATAGCACTCTTCGATAACTACATCATCGTCTGACTCTGTACTTGATGTGGACACGGGTGGCTGCTCCACCAACTCTAACGGCAATTGAAGCTGTGGCATAATATCCTCACAAAGTTAGTGCAAGCGCTTGCACACGAAGTTAACCAATAACGGCATCAATCTCGTCACTATCCATAAGATCAGCCGCTAACATATCGTAAGTGTCGCAATGGCGTTGATGGTCTTTGCCTTTAGTCCATATAAATCGACGAGACCCCCGCTTAGGGTCATCCACAGCTTCACGAATAGGCATACACATCTCTGACTCGTACTCACCGCCCAAAATAGCACCGTAGTTGGCGGGAAGCAAATTCTTTTTACGTTTCAACTGAACGAACGATCTATCAAGTGCGTCAGTTCGATCTATATTGATAACCATTTCATTATCATTCAACTTCATTCCTGCACTTGTTCCTTCAGTGTGCCGATACTTACATCGCCAAACTGGAACCCCCGCCGTGTTTTGAAACTCTTCAGATAGTGTAGCTTCTGGCTCGGCGTCAATCACAGCCATTTGCACATTATATCGCTCAACCAAGTCATACAACTCTTGAACGTGCCGCACCTTACCCATGAATACCGCTAAACGATTTCCTCGATTTGTCCGATACGAAATACGAACATCAAACGCGCCACCTACGTCTATCCCCATGCTGCACGGTCCAACATGACCATCGCCTTTAACGTAACCACAATCTTCGTCCACTTGGAAATTATAATTAGGTACTACGCATCGTTCTAACAAACCAGTGGTAACTTTGTTACCGGATGCTGCGAAAGGCAAACCTAAGTCTGAATTATAGAATTGCTTTAGCAGTACAGGATCAATTGTAGCTTTTGTAAATCTAGCCCACATGCCAGAAATATCATTAATCAAACTATCCAACATAGAAATATGGTAGCCTGTGTCGGGATGACTTGGATTTTGTGGAACCCACTTCCCTCGTTTACTGTCCCGGACAAGCCTACCACCACAAGGACAAATCATATGAGTATCTCGACCGCAACCACGCGCCCACTCTGTGTCCCGTAATGTGTAATCAACAGTCTCACCACCTTTGTCTTTAGTGGCTTTTACTACTACTTTAAACCAATCAGTCTGAATCAACTTGCCACATGCATAGCAAGGGACATGCCACTCGTTTTGGTTTGACTCCAAGTAAAAAGCATTGATTCCTCGCTTAGGCTCGCTAGGATTTCCCAAATAGCGCCTAAACTGGTACGGGGACGCCCGAATACGATCTAGTGCATAATTTACATTTTCCGAATTGCACTGATCCACTTCTTCTATGAAAATTGCGTCAGCGGGAAACTCTTTGAAGTCAGCAAGCACATTTGAGCCTACGTACTTGATAACCCCTTTACCAAATGACTTCAAAGATACGCTACCGAAAAATGCATCCCCCACGATGTCTTTGTACCGGGGCACGCTTTGAACACATTTGTCCACTCTATTTTGTACGTAAGTAACTTTCAAATCATGCTTAGGAATTACGTAAAAAATTGAAAGCCCTGAGAAGGCCATTGCGAGATGATCCACAACCGCAAACTCACTTTTGAAACACTGCACTGACCCTTGCAACACCAACACTTGAGCAGTATTGTCATAAAGCTCTCGAATATGAGGGAACGCATTAAAATTCATCCTCTCGCCACGAGTGTTACAGTGATGATCCATTGCGAAAGTTACGCGAGTATGCCTTATTTCTCGCAGCTTCGCCATGCGAATAATTTCGTCATCACGTAAAGAATTAAGTTTATCCGTGATTTCTTCTTGTAAATCCATGCTCATTAGTCATCCTCATCATCCAAGCTGGGCATACGCCTCTCATGTACCAGAAAGTCTGTTAACTTTTTAATAGCTTCTTCCCGTGTCGCGGGCGCTGCCCCCGCTGTCAGCTCGTCTGTAGGCTTAGTATCATCTACGCTATGGTGAATTTCTTTAACTGCGTTTGGAAGTACACCCGTCTTTACAAGCATATTAGTAGATTGCGTTTCAGCATTCATTGCTAGTGTCAACATCCTAAACTTTGCAATCCTATCAGGCTTGCCTCGTTTTACCGCTTTTCCAGTATGATCAACTTCCACACAATCCAAATCGATCTGATGCACTTCCTTCATAGCGACATCACGTACAGTACGAAGAAAAGCCAAAGAATCCAACAATAAATCGGATCGGGGTCTATCGTGGAATTCTCGTGCAAATTCTTCACGATACTCCTTCAACCACCTATAAATAGTAGCGTCAGCCACTGAAAAAGTAGCAGCAATATTTTTAATCGGTACACCTTTGAGTTTCAACTCAAAAGCTCTCCGCAATTTATCTGGGTCTTCTCGTGTGCCCACTACAGCAGGGGCTTCGGATGTAGGATTTCGAACACTTTCAATCGTCGAGAGCAGTGACATACTCACCCCTTACACAAAGAAAGAAACTCGGCTCGTACTTCAGGTTTACTGAACACACCCGTAAGTTTAGACGTTACCATACTTCCATGTGATTTGACGCCCCTAAACTTCATACAGCTATGCTCGCCACTCATCTGTACGCCCACTCCACGACACCCTTCAATTGAAGTATGAAGACACTCTGCAATTTCATCAGTCAGACGCTCTTGCACTTGCAAGCGTCGTGCAAGCGCTTGCACCGCTCGCGGAATTTTACTTAGGCCCACTATTCGACGATGTGGGATATATGCTACGTGTACTGTACCCCAAAACGGAAGCATGTGATGTTCACATAAACTTATGAACGGTACGTCCCTAACGACAATCATTTCGTCGCAATCAGAGTAAAATTGCTTACTCAAATAATTTTTCGGATTTTCGTCGTAGCCCGAAAGGAATTCACGATATGCTTTGACGACTCGTTGAGGTGTTTCTTGTAGCCCGTCCCGCTCTGCATTTTCTTCCAGAGTAGAAAGAAATTTTTTTAACGCCTCTCCCAGTTGTATATCTACCGGCACTTCCAAAACTTGTGATTCTGAACACTTAGCATCCACGGGGTCTTGCTCGCCTGCTTGACTTGACTCACACACCATTTTAACGCCTCCCTATCCATTTCATTTCCATCGAATACTGGACTTAATAGATAATACTTTGCTTTTGTATTAGGAACTGGAGGTTGCTTACCCGCAGGCAATACATACTTAACTTCATCGCATGTGTCTACTCGAATAGTATGTTCTGCTGTTTTGGGACTCACCGTTACCCAGTCTAAAAAAGTTAATGCGGGATTGTCTACTGTCCCGTTGGTTTCAATTGCAAGGTAGTACCCCCGATGCTTTAACTGATCCACCAGTGTCGCATCCAACTGTAAAGCAGGCTCACCTCCGGTAAAAATAATAGCTTTACAACTTTCTGCAATATCGTCAATACGGGCACACAACTCATCAAGTGTGACATCTTCACTACCAGTGTAATCCGTATCGCAATCGAAACCATGTTCTTTCACGTTACACTTCAAATTACAATGAGAAAAGCGAACAAACACATTAGCTGTACCTGTTCGCGCCCCTTCACCTTGAATAGACAAAAAAATTTCATTGACTTTATACATGGTCCCTCACAACAACAGCCGAACAATTTTCAGTCTCATGGACAGTAACTGATTTTAGGGCAACGTTATACCCTTCTAACCTACTCTTAAAGTAGTCGTCGTGCATCAAAAAAGAAGCGAGGTTCTCAGCCGTAGGGTTTGAAGCAAGTAGGAATAATTTTTGTTGTTGTTTCCCTGTATCAAATCCAGTTAATACGTTGATCGCCTCGCTATCTTCTGTAAACAAAATAAAACCGTGGTCCCAATGCCGCTGAATCCAAGGATCATAAATGTCCTTGATCACCGAAAAATCAACTATTCGACCTACCGAATCCAGTTCCTTTCGGCAGTCATGCAACGTCTCGGCCTCCAAGTACACCACATAGTTATGCCCATGCAAATGAGCACACTTGCTCTCATGATTCATTACTCTGTGGCCTGCACAGAATTGCAATCGTCGCGTGCATGATATGGGCATTATACTTCCTTTGCAATTAATGTCAAGTTATTTATCGTCCATATCCGCAAACGCAAATGCTTCAATACGCTCTTGGCACGCTCCGCACTTACCGCAAGCCTCGTCTAAGCCCACATAGCAAGTCCACGTTTTACTATACGGCACTCCCAGACCCTTACCGAACACACAGATGTCAGATTTACTAAACGCAATAAAGGGGGCTTCCAGTAAGATGGGATGCCAGTCGCACAGACTGATCGACTGTGCAAGCGCTTGCACAAATCGAGGACGACAATCAGGATAGATGGAATGATCCCCGGAATGAGCGCCATACATCAACGTGGCCGCTTTTAACGAGATAGCCCATGCGGTAGCCACCGAAAGCATAATCATGTTTCGGTTAGGCACTACAGTTGTCTTCATATTTTCATCTGCGTAATGCCCATGAGGTACGTCAACGTTAGGATTAGTCTGTGAGCTGTCACCAAAAATCTCAGAAATACTGCTGATATCAATTATCTTATGAGGAATACTTACCCCAAACACCTTTTCAGCGTTAGCAACAAAATTTTTAGCATACTCAAGTTCCTTGCTATGCCTCTGCCCATAATCCACTGAAACACAAGCTACAGACTTGCCAAGTTTAAGCCGCCACCACAATAGGGTAGCGGAATCCATGCCTCCCGAAAAAATAACAACTTCATCAACTTTGGACATTGTGTATACCTTTTAAATAACTAAGAATTGTCATAGGTCCGATACGCTTTAGGTTATCCCAATGCACATCTATACCATACTGCATACAACCTTGTAACATGAGTTGTGTAACCCTACCATTCAAACCCACTAGGTTTGTACCCAAACCTTCACTAGCCCAACCTGGCATTACAGGAACGACGACTACTTTGGAATTCCCCACAAACCCCTTTAGTGCGGATTGCACCCCTACTACAATCGTCCTGTGTCGTGGGGGCTGTTCCAACAGGGAAAAAACAGAATAATAATGCTTCGACATGCCCACAACCTGTAACTCCGGCGTAGGAGATCGTCGAAGGAATGACTGTAATCTTTTACGGGAAGTAGTATGCACCTTAGTTAACTTTTTCATATTGTTTGAGGACTGGCCCACAAAAGTAAAATTATAGGGGGACACTACATTGCTTGCTGGAACATATCCATGTTTAGCAGACATGATTACCCAATCAATGTCGTAACGTGTCTCCAGGGTTTCAACTCCTAGCTTGACAAACTTGTGGCCCAGCCCCCTATACAAATCTCTAGCGGGTGCAAGTTGCGTACCTTTGTCCTTAGTGCAATTAGTGACTACTCGTATTAACTTACCCATCAAATCTGCCTCTGTACCACTGCACCTGCTGTACCATCCTCAGTGACTTCACACGTATCAAGATGAAACTGCTTTAATAGCCACATAGCTAAGGCCGCACACGACGAATTTCCCAGATCAGGCAACCCCGACGTAGTTTCCCGGAAATTATCGATAAACCATTCCCTAATTTGATGTCTAATAGCTTGAGGCCACGCCTCGCGCTCTGAATGCTTAACTGATCTCATACATTTGATATGAAATGTATGCATGTGAGGAAATCTCTCCTGAATACACCCAGGCGGGGCGTCCTCCGCACAATGCTGTGCCTCCACTGTAATATTACAAACGGCTGCAATCACTGGAGGGTATTCGTCACTATTTGCATGGAAATTGTTCATATTAAATCTTCACTTCTATCTATAAGTTTGTTTAACTGCACGCGCCATCTAGCTTCTGACCAATCTTGTCGGCGCATGTGCTCCACCACTTCCACCCATAAATCTTGAAGACCCCCTTTCTTCATACGTGATTTAAGATGAATTTGTTTACCCGTGTACCCCGCATACTGCCCAAACCGCCCTGGTGCTGTGCCCCATGACGATGAATCCACAGAATCGAATGGCACTGTTTCAACTGCTCGCCTACTCGCCATTCCAAATCCATGAAACTTAACAGGTTCCTTTTTCCAACTTCGCGCAAACACAGCTTTCAACCACTTGGGACGAGTCTTAATCTTTGATCCCAATCCCACCTTTTCAGAGTTCTCGCAGCACCAATCAAGGTACTCTAATGGTTCCTGATGATGATACACTGGCATCGCATTGATACCCGCCGCCCACATTATCTCCGCGTTCCGTTTGGAAATTTTCCACGACGTTAAATCGTCTAAGGACACTATTTCACACGCATCCACACTCCGACACGCATTGATGTATTCGTAGACACTAATGGTCTTTCCCGAATTGTACACGGAAAATGCACCCGAATCTAACATCCACTTTTCGATATTGAACTTCTTACGCTCACGCATAAAAGTATCCAATAGCGGATATGCTACTAATAAATTAACTGGACGATCATTGAGATGCCGACGTAATGTCTCTGATCCCGCAGTGGTGTACGCAAGGTAAACTGTACTCATGGTGTATCCGTGCAAGCACTTGCACTAATCCTCGTCTGCAAACGAACTAATGTACTTAGAACATACAATAGTCAAAATTTCAGCAGGTGTTTGTCCCGCATCTTCCGCAACGGCTCTAAAGTTAGCCAAGGCTTCATCCACAATGGTTTTCTGTGGTACGGAAAACTGTACCACCATACCTCGGGCTTCCAAATCACTGCCCGGCGTGGAGGGTTCGTCTGTATCGAATTCTTCATCCTCAAACCCAGCCCCCATATCCATCTCAGAGTCCAGCAAAGGCGTAAGCTCATGCTCCGGAAACCCCGTAAGATGCAATAACTCTTCATCCGTATCTTGCAACTCTCGTAAAGTCACAATTAGTTTCTCATAATCAAACTCTGAGTTACGTGGCGTTTTATTCAGCGTGATTCCTAACGCTTTTAGCTGGTCTGGCGTACCCCGCACCGGCCAGACCATAACTTTCGTCCAACCATTTTTCTTCATTATGCGAAGGCGACCATTACCTCCAATCACAGTATTGGTATCCGCGTCTACTATGAGAGTTTCAAGCTGATTAAACTTGTTAAGACTAGCTTCAGTGGCGTCCAAATCTTGGTCCGAATGCATGTTAACATTGTCCGGATCTTCCATTAAATCGTCAACATTCATCTCTTTAATATCAAGGCGTTCAAAACCTTCCAACATGTCAACCATCGAGTGTCCCTTTGTATTCAAGCGTAGACTCAAGTAAAATATTTACACATGCTTCTAAGCATTTGGATTGTACACTGGAATTCTCATCAAACAGAGTAGCAATTGCATCAAACCCACAACCTTGTGCGAATTTTACCAACCGCAAAACCTCAAGCCACTCCACGTATTGCTCACACGTTTGAAGGTATACAGATGGCAACCTAAATAGTGCCTTTGCAAGTGGAGCGTGCCCAGGAATACATATTACAACTTCGTGTACTATGGAAAGACCCGTAGTCACCCAATCCGCAAAATCTACAACAGTGTCACCTCGCCTCCAAAAATGTGGAGGGTCCGCAGGCGCACCGTAGTATTCTGGGCCTAAATGCCAAAATGAGCTGTCTTCTTTCAAAGCCTGCTTCACTACACTCTTGCACACCTTACCGCTGCCAAGTATCAACTTCATAGCGTAGTTCCGTTAGGTGTAATCAATTTACTACTTTGCTCTGTTTTTGCTTCTTTATGTGCCGCTACTGATTCATCTACAAACTTGTCCATACGAGTTTGAGCAAGTTTAAGAATTTCAGTAATCTGTTCGTCACCTTCCGTCGCCATCCCCATTGACTGTAAACTTAGTGCCGTATTCATCACCAATAACTCTATCTTCAAAGACATTAATTCCGCTTGAATTCTTGCAATTTGCATTACAATCCAGTCGGGGGCTACATTGGGTCGCCCATTCCCTTGCATGGCTACAGTCGTAGGCGTCACAATCGGCAACAACTTGTTCACGCCTTCCCGAACCATGTCCTGGTATGCGTCAGACTCAGTGATGTCAAAGGCTTCAACCATGTCAAATACTTCCCTTCATTTGCGCACTTATGTTGGACTTAACTTTGCTCGATAACTTACGTAACCACTCTTCGCCTTTGTCCTCTGCATGTCGCTCCCGCTCGTCAATTACTGAAGTTTCCATTTCAGCTTTTATGCATTTTCTAAGTTTGTTTAAGCTGGCATAGACTTTAAAACCCAAAGGAGTCGTTCCAAATTTAATCATGGATGGAAACTGTGCGTCATCCACTTCAGTACACTGCTGAACAGCTTCAACTAAGCCTTCCACTGCTGAGTCCAAATTGTTGCTCATCTATTAACTCCTCTACGAACCGTGTGTAGCATGTGCAAGCGCTTGCACGCTTTTCACAATGTTAGGGACGCAATATGTGTATACGGCTCGTTTCAAGTCGTCTAACGTACCCGTATTATCTACCACGCAATTTGGTTTGTCAATGTCCAATAGGCCATCCAACGCTTTTTTTTCAGTTCGCCCCGAGTCTCCTATTACTTTTACGTAAAATGGTTCAAACTTCGAAGTTAACGCATCCCACTCTTCCGGCAATCGCATATCAGTGATCACGGGAACATGTACACTAATCCCCACATCCATACGTCCTTCAGTAGTTTTGGTATACAGTTTGGACACATCACTCTCTATTTTTCTCATAGCTAGTCTTACGCCAGCTTCAGGATGAATGCCCGTAAAAAACTTACCTAAGTCCACCCATAAGTCCACGACAGACTCATAGCCCAACTTAGGTAACTTAAATTTACGTAACGCGGGGTTTCGCTCATACGAGTCTGATGAATGCACCCCTGCAAATCCATACAAACGATGAGCAATATCTTTAACATACGTAGAAAATTTGTATCCTTTACAAGTAATATGCACATCGCCGTAGTTAGGATGCATTTTGAAACAAGCTACCACCTGTTTACAAATAGCATCTTTACCCGCACGAGACTCATTAGAATAAATCACAACGGGATAAACAATCGCACCTCGTTTAAGTCCCTTCAACATACTTGGTCACTCCCGGAATTTGATCTTCCAATGAAAACGCATTCAATACTTCATCGTTAGACCACACAGAAATCAACTCCAGCAGCTCTGTATGAATTTTATCGTAATGCTCTTTGAGTTTCAACATCTTTTTACTGAGACCCACCAATGGAAGTTTGGCTTGCGCGTCTTCTTTTGACTTGGCATACATTTCTTTCAATCGAATCGAACTAGAATCAGTTTTGCTTTCCAGCGAAATCAATCGGGTGTCCAACTTGGAAATCTGCGTTTCCAACGCTTGTTTTTGAACTTCTACTTCATCTGCGTCCACACCGACAACATCTTCAAGTCGAATATGCTTTTCCGTTACTCTTAACTCTGCAACACACGTAATTATACGTGTAAGCATATCCTCAAGTTCAGGGTGCTCTCGCAAAGATAACGCCAACTCAAGCAACGCTTCTTGGGCTTTTTGCTTTTTGAGATGTGCTTTAAGCTCGTCCGTTGTTGCGGTTCTGAAATCAAGTTGTTTACGTTTTGCCATTTTACTTTTTCCTTACTGAAAAATAGTAACCATTCCACGTTGCACTTGCCGTAACAAGCATTCCTTATTAAATCTGTACCACTTTCGAGCATCGCCATATTTATCAACTTGAGTTTGATACTTAAACTGCATACTTTTATCCTCCGGAGGGTCCCACTCCACAGGAGTTATTACAGGATAACTAACTTCGCAATTAAATGCAAACACTGCCAACGGTTCTTCACACGCAAATTGGGTGTCTTCTTTGATATACTCAGGAACATTAGGAGTGTTAGGTTTTAAAATCAAACCCGTGGCATGGTCGTCATCCCGATAAAAGAAAATACCCAAATTTCGTAAATGCTGTAAAGCTGCATCCGACGCCTTAGTTTTCTCTGAATTATCCCCAAAGTAATAAGGATCATACGGAAGATAAAACTTCCGTCGAAGCTCCTGATCCCACGAGATTAAGGAATACATCTGGATAGATTTCCTGCTGTCCGAAGAGTTCATGCTGCTTTAGCTCCTGACTTGATATAGTTACTTCATTAACTTTTCGTTTTATCCGCGCCCTAAGATCATTGTATTCCGTGATTCTCTTGTAATTGACAAGCTGAGTCGGTTCCGACATACGAACCGAATCCTCCAAACGCCATAACTCAGCATGGATAACCATCAACCATCTATGAGCGTCGTACACTAGCCTAGTCCACTTTAAATCCTTCAACGATTCCCATAGCGTCAAAACGTGAGCACCTTGCTTAACCACGTCTTCCACTGAGCCACTGCTCAAAATCGCACGGTATCGAACCTCCTCAATACACAATCTGTCGATAATTTCACCGTAACTAACGTCCATAGTAGGCATGTCTACCTCGAATATCCAAAATTGTCCAATAATACTTTTCTCAACTGCTCACCCCGATTTGCATCCAAGGTACGAGCAACACTTACATAATACGAAGAATCCACTTCAAGTTTATTGCACATATCTTGGATTTGCAACTCCACTCCTAACGCCATGTCAATCCAAGATTCCTCAGTACGTAATCGAAGCAGTAAAGTTTTGAGTGTAGCTTCTTTTGAATTACCTAAATACTTTACTAACAAGTTATGACTACGTTCCGCCGACTTCACATACTTCTGCATGAGATTAGCCAAAACACTACGTAATGACTTAAATCGTCTATCTTCCCGCAACTTTAAGTGTGCCTCTGTTTGCTTGATGTCCCTCTGTATTGACTCCAATCGCCGTTGTAACTCTGAGTTGTCAACCACACTTGACATAGTTACCGTGTCTAGCACACGATACACTACTTTGTCACGCCGAACTCTTTGAATATGAAATTTTATCCTATCACGTTTACTCCTCTTTTGTAGTTTGTTTAGTAATGGTTCGTTTGCGTAGTAAGGTAAGTTTGTCTCCATTCGTGTCCTCAAAATTCGTACAACTCGAACTCTTCATCCACTTCAGCGTCGTTTACCTCCTGTTCCCGTAAAGCATGAAACACCTGTAAAGTTTTTTGGCAATCGTCTAATGCCCGATGACCTGGGGGAGTCAAGTGCAAGCGCTTGCACACTGCCGATAGGCTCCACGGCGAATTTTGTTCAGCATACGTTTCTTGCCATACCGTAGCTAAGTCTAAATGTCGGTTTGAATGCCGAAAATCGCACCCTGTATATCCACATTGATATCGTAGTAACACTGGATCAATCGCAGACCAACTGGCTATCGTCGTCTTTCTTGCGAAATCCGCGAATTCGTCGTACACTTCGGTCCACTTGGGAGCTATTTCTAATTCACTTTTATCGATTTGTGTAATTGCTTCTATTTTCGGAGTGTAGTCTTCCCAATGCAACGGGTACACTAAACTGGAATACTTTCCTGCAGGTTCCCCATTTTTAGTTACCCTTAGCGCGCCTAACTCCAAAATACTTGGCATCCCATGCCTAGAATACGCAACGGGTTGGTCGCCATACTCTAAGTCAAAAATAATAATATCCGTTTTGAACATCAGCGAACCTTGGTATTGAATCCAATGTGACCTTCAAAATGAACCATGTTCGGCTTTTCAAATCCTATCAGTGCGTAGTCCAGTATCTTAAACTTCCCCCAATCATCTGTCACCAACGCGAATATCAGCTCTTGACGCAATGCTCCATCTGTGTGTGCCAGCACATCTCGGTCAAATACTAACTTAACCTTGAATGGCACTTTTTTAAATTTCCGAATAATGGAAATAACTGTCTTAGGCGATCTAATTTTAGTGAATTCGTTTTCTGCCACTAAACTATACGACACTCGATCAGCCTTCGCCAATCGAGTGCTTTCGTTTGTGTTAGATACAGACTTAAACGCTAAAGGCTTAGGTACGGGTTTACTAGGTGCCCAAGATGTAACTTCTAACACCTCACCTGTATTCAACTCCAACGTCAATCCTGTGTCTTTGTCAGTTGTAGTTCCTGCGTATTCATACTTCTGTTCATTGTACTTAAAATACATAAACTTAGTCACATCCCTACTCCCCATATTGAGTGCCGATAGCACATCATAACAAGTACCTTAACTGATTGCAAGCCCAATCGGACTTTTCTACACAAATTGTGTAAAATATTCCAGCATCTCACTACACTCTATCCAAAACGGAGTTGTGGCAATAGTGACCCCTGGATACACACAGTTTACATAATATTTGTATTTACTGTACACCCCTGGGCGTAACGCAGACATTACTCCATACTGCTTAGATTGAAACAATTTCATATACCAAGATATCGTAGTTTGTATTGCATTCCACAAATGCAACGTCGTTAAAATAGGACTAGCGTGTGCAGTTAGTCCTTCCTGTGCAGGCACTACTTGGGTACGCTGATTCCATGCAATAACCGTAGGTAGGTGTATGTACACACCTAACCAGCTTGGGAAGTGATAACGTAGAAGCAGCTCTGACATGTACTCCATAGGCATTTTGTCTTCTCTGCGAAAACAAAAAGGTACGCCAGCTTTACTATAGGTAGCAGCCTGACTAATATCAGACGTTATCATTAATGCAACAGTGTCGTGCTTATTCCACTTGCGAAAAGAAGATAGCTCGTCCGTTTGTGATATTTTAGAATATGCTCTAACTTTTTCGTCCCTATCGTCTACACAAGCCAGCAAATCAGTATCACCTTCAATGGCAACTATCACAGGTCGAGTGTTACGTTGTCTGCACGTAGCTAAAGTGTCTTGCGACAACATAGTCTGCTGTGCAAACGCCGGATCTAGCTTTACAGGTAAAAATGATCGTGCTTGAGTTTCCAGTGAGACTAAATAATTCCACGGCAACGCAGACTGATACGGATCAACGTACAGCGCATCACGTATGTTTCGAACTGAATTTTTAGCACGTAGTACAGTGCGGCTCATCTCCGACTCACCACCCTGATTGTTGTTCACGTATCGAATCTGCCGCCGCTCTAGCGAGCTTGTCAACATGCTCATTCCAATAAAATCCTTGATGGCCTCTCACATGTTTGAACTGTAGCTCGCCTTCGAATGAGTCTACAGTTTCAAACAATTGAATCCAAATATCCTTATTCTTCACCGGCCCTGCGCTACCTCTAAAGTCGCGCTGTTCCCAATTTTTTCGCCATTTAGTAATCCCGTCTATGACATATTTACTGTCTGTCACCAATGTTAAATCTTGGTCTACTCCATACACATCAGCTACGTACCGCATCCCTTCGTTAGCCGCAGCCATTTCCATTCTATTATTTGTGGTTTTTTTATACCCTCGTGCTGCGTCTTTCACGCAGTCACCACACTTATCTAGCAACTTGATTTGAAATGGATCAATCAACCCTTCCACAATCGCATACGCCCAGCCTCCAATACCGTTGGCAGTTAACGAACTCCCGTCGCTAAACACATATATCACTTCGGCGGTCCTCCATAACCCTTAGCATCTTTTGGATGATGCAGCGGAATACCATGTTCTGCTCGAAGACGCATAACATTAGCCTTGGCCGAACTGCCCGGTAATGCATCTGTAGGTTCGAGCATTCCAAACGATTTACGATATCCCGCACCTTTACATACTTTGCAAAATTTCTTACTGTATTTACTTCTCCGCTCCAAACCATATCCAGTACCTTCACATGCCTTACACATATCTTGGCGCAACATATAAACCTCACTATGCAAGCGCTTGCACTACGAGTGTGCGTCGTCGTACTTCCATGCTGGAACTACTTCCTTTATTGGAGTGTATATTAGCTTATTCCCATCTCGATGCACTTCAAATACTTGATCGTCCGGATATGCATCTGAAAACTTCTTTGGAATCACTACTAAGCATTTCCTATGGTATTTTCCATTCGATTTAGGCACACTACATTGAGTCATTTTAATTTTTTTAGTAGTCACATCGACGCCCTATGATGAAATTTTTCACGTTTTGAATTCAAAAAGCACAATCTACATTTCTTATGTGCGTGATTGTACACACACGTTGCAATGTGCCGACACGTAGGACACTGTAACTTGAATAGTGCTTTATGTTGTTTACGGTCCCAACCCAGATTTAAGATAACTCGACCATGTATACTGTCGCCTACTTCATAACCGTGATAATTTTTAATCATACTTTGAAGACATCCATTCTACGAGTACGCTTAATCGCCTCTACGTCATCGTAATCCACTGTACGCACCACACTACTTACTTGTTCAAACCTCTTAGCTATGTTGGAGCAGTCCATTCGTATTAAATCAGAAATCACAAAATACTTAGGACGATAACGCAAATAATATTCAAGCAACGGCACATGACTTTCTGCAGCTACGATGAAATCTAAAATAGCAGAAAACACAATAACATCCACTCGGCCAATTTCGGGTGGATTTTCTACCCTGCCGGTTTCAAAATATTTTGAGTTGTCGCCTTTAAACTTCTCAATAGCTCTATCAATGGCTACTTTGGAACCATCAATACCGATATAAATGCCTTGAGTTAGTTCAGCTAATGCTCCCTCCCCGCAGCCCACATCAAAACAACTTTGAGTGCCTACGAAATCCGCTATCGGTTGTAGGAATGTATCTTTGAACTCCTTACTGTGTAAGTATGCGTAGTAATTGTCAGCATAGGTTTTATTAAGATGGTCGGGTGTAATATTTTTCCGCAATTTTATCAAGGAGGCCATTGGGTATCCTTTCATCGTATCGAAATCGACACACACGCGATTTACTCACATGATCATGGCGCGGCGTCTTCCAGTCTCCATACTCTCGTTTCAAATATACTTCAATGTCTTTTGGGATATTCCAACGTGTTCCAAACCACTGAATTTCCATGTATTCTTCCAGTAACTTACGTGGATGCACCAGTGAATACTCAGTAAGATTCGAGCTACAAAAGCGAACATCTTTCCACAGCAAATACGCCGCCAAGTCCGCCTTGATCCCATATTTGAATGCTTTAATTATCCTAATAGCATTGAATGGTTTGTTAACTGTGTGAACTTCAAATCCTGCTTCAATCAACCGACACGCTATCAACCCACCGTATTGCACCATGTCCTCGCCAAGAAAACTGATGTCAACGTCGAGTTCAGTAGGTGTGAATCCCCCATCCCTATATGCACCCAGAGCGCTGCCTTGGCAAAGAAAGCACGGAAACGGTTTAAGCACTTCATGCAAATCTTTAACCAACTTTGCACCGTCTTCAAAATTCATCGGTTTAGTCACAGTGTAGCTCCCGGTAAATTTTTTGTTTTATCTCTGAAGTGGACACTGAAGTTGTGTAGCCTATCTTTTCAACATCACAAAGATTATCTTTGCACCATCGCTCTGCGTCTCGATGTCGAATAGCCGATCCCCACTCAGACCCGACAGCCAAAATTTCAGGCCGCACGAACTCCAGTGGACTCAGAAACTCAAACTTCGAATACACTACACATTGTTTAACGAATGGCAAATAGGAAAGCATTTCCAAACGCTCTGCTAAATTCATCGTCGGGGCCGAACCTTTATCCTCCAGAACAACTTCATCCGTTGGAACGCCGACATATAAATCACCGAACGCCGCCGCCCGAGAAAGGAACCTAGCATGACCATAGTGAAGTAAATCCCAACATCCAGGAGCAAACACTTTTGACGTGTCCATCACATGTCCTTTTACTTCAAACCAGTGCAAGCGCTTGCACAAAATTTTTCAGCAAACACTCACCAGCAGACCAACAACCCAAAAAATTCTCCAGAGAGGCAACAAATGACTCCTAACATGCCATATGGTTGTTGCCGAATTTTTTTGATAATAAAGGAAAGTGTGGGGGTAATGTGGGGAGCATGTGGGGGATGCTTAGGAGGAATGATGGGGTGTTATGGGGTGTTATCACTGTATTAGTTATGGGGGATGGGTAATTATAACATGTTATAACATATTGTAAATATTAAAATAAGTGTGGGAATCATTTTTATGCTGTTATAAACAAATTGTGTAGATATAAAGTGTGGGGGGCATGTGGGGAGCATGTGCAAGCGCTTGCACACCGGATATAAAATGTGGGGATCATGTTGGGGAGCATGTTGGGGGTCATGTGGGGTACGCCTAACCGGGGCATAAACATGAAAAAAATAAAAATAAATACACCTACACAAAAATAAACACACACAAAAATAAATACACATAAAAATAAATACACATACGTTGAGTGTTCGGGGTGGCGAGTGTTGCAAAATGCGGCATACCCGTGTATCAAAACGCTACGTTCGATTTTGCAACAGTGTGCAAAAATGCTACACGTTCAATTTTGCAACACGCAAAATGCCACAGTGCCGCACTTTGCAACACTGTGGCATCCCGCAACACTGTAGCATAATTGAACACGCGGCGGTGTGTTCGATTATGCCACACTGCATCAATTCGATACAGTGTGGCAATATTGAACAGCGGGAGCAATTGCTCCCGCTGTCATCAATTCGACATCACGTCATGAGTTCCGCAACAATCCGGGATTCCGTATCAGCAGTTTGAATCCGGAATCGTTCCGCCCGTTTGACAGCGGCGGTGATGTTATCGATATCGCCACCGTTCAAGTGTCGGTTGATCACCGCTACACAATCGGTTTCACTGCGGGCAATGACGTTGACCAATTGACCGTACTCAGTACAGCCACAGTACCCGCCGTCAACACTGCATGATGTCAAGCGGGCGGTCAGTGTGTGTGATGCTTTGACGATGAACA